CTAAGTATGACATTGCTCGTGGTTATGTCTTTACTGGATTCAATAACCAGTATGGCGGTGAGTATGCACACGTATCTGACCCCAAAGAACTCCGTTATGTGGTTGGCGACAACGTAATCCTTGATCCCGAAACCAATACCTTCAAAGAAGAAGGTACTGAGACTGGTGCTGCTATTTCTCACTCACCCATTCTGGGTTGGGCGTTTGATGGTAACCCAATCTATGGACCTTACGGTTACATCGATCCTACTGATCAGAACGGTGGTATCAGAAGAATGCGTTCTTCTTATAGACTGAAAACTAATGTAGTTTATGATATTGATACAAACCCAACACCTGCTCGTATTGATGGTCCTGTACTTGCTGACTATCCTGCTGGACAGTTTGTTGATGACTATGAGTATGCATTCCAAGAAGGAGATCTAGACCCATACAACGGTCGTTTCTGTAAGACTCCTGATTATCCTGATGGTACATATTGCTACTTCATCACAATTGATGCATCAGAAGCAGGTCTTCCAGTATTCCCTTACATCATCGGTCCTGAGTTCAACTCAATTGTTGATACTTGGAACCTGAGTCAGAGTGCAGTACAAGAGAACATCCCTCAGGATGTGTCTCGTTTTAGAGATCCATATGAAGAAGTTGACATCGACATTGAGCGTCAACCCAACCAACAGTCAGATCAACTGGTTACAGAGAAGGAAGGAGACCTTATCCTTTTTGAAACTTCTGACATAGATAATGATGGTATCATTTCTCCTGCTGAAATTGCCACAGATCAGGTGATGACCGAGGAGGCGGCACTTCAAATCTATGATTATTTCCCAAGAGTATCGACAGAATCCAGAGTCGATATTGAAGTTGAGACAACAACGAAATTTGAGAATGCTCAGATCGATGGGTTTGTTATTGAAAATTCTGGTATTTCCTATCAAGTTAACGATACACTATTTTTCGACAATACTGGAACAGATGGTTTTGGTGCCTCTGCACAAGTCGAGTCTGTTCAGGGTGCTAGTATTGCAGCATATAGTAAGGAAGTCATCAACGACATCCCCTACGGCAAAATCACAACATCAACAGACCACGAACTAATTGGACAGGACGAGATCATCGTCAGTTCTAGGGTCATCACTGAGAATACCAATAAGAGATTCTACATGTCTGTGGTTACAGGCATTGACTCCATTTCGGTATCACAAACTGGTATTGGTTATAATGAGTCCATTCCACCATCTTATGAAATCATTACACCGTCTGGACAAGACGTTGAACTTGATATTGTACTAGATCTTACTACTGGTAAGGTTGATACTGTTAATATCATCAACTCTGGTTTTAATTATGATACTGAGAATTCTCCTCAGATCAGAGTTTCACACCCACAGAGATTCAAGAAGACTTATTACTGGTCCACTTCATTTGCTGAAAGTGCAGACTGTAAGTTTGAGATCACCGACTCTATTGTATCAGCAGAGCGTAACCTATACATCTGTGGTGAAATTACAAAACCTAATGGCGAATCAGCAGCATTCGTTGCTAAATTCAACGACCTAGGTAATGTTGTTTGGGATAGAACTTTACTTCCTAGTACATCTATTAAGGTGGCACGTTGGAAGAAGATGTATCTGGATGAGACTAGTGAAGAGAATGATCTCATTTATCTGATTGGTGAAACTGAATCTCAGGGAACTGCAAACCGTAATCCTGATATTTTAGTTGCCAAGTATGAATCTGGTCTTGATAATGCTAACAATCCAGAAGGCATTGTTAGATGGCAGAAAGAAATCGCTGGTGTATCTGGTTCTACTCGTCGTGACTATGCTGGTGACATCTATCTAGATGCAGACCAACGTGTGTATATCTGTGGTTGGACAGATACCAACTCACCTGATCCTGATGATATTTGGATCATTCAACTGAATAGTTTCGGTGATCTGATCGAGAAACGTAAGTTTGCTTCGGATTCCGAAGGTGAGCAGATGTATCAACTGTATTTCATCGGTGACAACAAACTTGTCTTTGCTGGTATTGATAAAGACAACAATGATCTGTTGTTTGGTGAAATGGAGTACGATGGTGCAAACATCGAATTCACATATGTCAAACGTCTTGCAATTTCTGGTGGTGACGTACAAAATCCACAGTTTGTGCTTGATGAGTACGATGATCTGTTCTTTGTATGTAATATGTGGAATGGCACCAAGAATTATGGTGTTGCATTCTTCAAGATTGCAATGTCACAGATCAAACTGGTGGTTGCAAGTCCAGAATGGCAATTCTCCAAGATTATGGCACCAACAGTGCCATTTGAGTCTATTAAACATGCTGGCATCACTCTTGACATCTTTGGCAACATTAACGTGGTCACAGAGATCAAATATGAAGATAATAACCTGACTGCTAACATTGCAAGTTTCAAATATGATGGAACACTGCTAAATCAGTCTGATGTTTGGAAGACTGCTACCGATATTGGATTTACAACACATACTCATGCTGTTGATAACTCTGGTGACATCATTCTGAGTTGCAATACTCAAAATCCCGATCAAACCATTGTTCATCGCTTTGAGAATGCTGCTAACTTGGTTGAAGACTCAACTAAGCAAGGTATTCCTACAATCACAGTTTTGAATGCTGCTAACGCTGCACATGATACTACTGACTATAAGTTTGGTTCTGGATCATTAGATTTCACTGCTCTTAACCGTATTCAGTGGGAAGACTTGAATATCACTACTGACTGGACTGTTGGTATGTGGGTTCAGATGGATTCTGCCCATGACAGCAGTAATGCTACTGTTGAGATGATTACAGCAGTTGCTGACACTGGTGGAACCGTTCGTTTCACGATTGAAGGTAATTCGGGTCTTGCTAACTATGGTAAGGTCGCATTGCAACTAACTCCTGCTGGTGCTGCCACTACCACAATATGGTCTGTTGGTTCTACTTATTGGGCAGCATTGTCTGACAATAATTGGCATCATATTGCATTTGTTAAGGAAGAACCTTCCTTGGGTTCATATGTCTACTCATGTTACTTCGATGGTGTCATTGTTGCCACTACAACAACCACTGAGAACATCGTACTGAATGATTTGTATGTTGGTGCTGAGGTTGCATCTCCTGCTACTGCTAACTGCTTCCTTGGTAATATCGATGATCTTATCGTTGATCCTAAGGCAGTATACACTACTGCATCATTCACACTGCCTACTGAGAGGTATAGAATCACTTCTGCTGATAGTAGCATTGAACTAATCAAGTTCGATAGACTGCATAGCAAGAGAGGTACATATACCCCCACCAGCGCCACCAGAAGCGGCGAGAACCTGCGTATTGAGGACATTGACGCTGGAACTGCGGGTATCAATGTAAATACGATTTCTAACCCTGTAATCACAATCTGGTCGGTTGGTTCTTCTGGTTTACAGATTCTTGACTACTCTGATGTAACATCTACACTAGCACCTGGCACTTTCAACTTTGTAACCGATAGATTTACTTACGAGACTAAGACATCTACTATTCCTACTCCTTTGGGTAGAAAACTGATCCTAGATCCGATTGTCCTTCCAAAATACTATATTAGGGATGCTGGTTATCAGAAGATCGATGCTGTTAAGGAATTTACCTTCAACCAGGATATCAAGTTTGAGAAAGGTTCAATTATCCAACAAACCAATGCTCAGGGTATTGTCCAAGCATTTGGTACCATTGTTGATATCCCAGTCGGCAGTATTGACGATCCTGGCGTTGGTACTACCTATAAAGTAGGTAAAATCTACGGTAACTTCAATAATACTGATCTGTTCCAAAATGACCTTGGTGAGACTAATACTATTGATGAAATTTCGTTTGAAGTCTCTCGTCCACAAACTGCATGGGAAGCAGGTAAGGTATATGCTGTAAATGACCAAGTTTGGTCAGATAACAAGATTTACTATGCAACTAACAATGCAACCTCTGGTGTAACCGAACCTACTCATACTATCGGTGCAGTAACTGATGGTGCTGTGGTTTGGCAATTTATTAGCGATGCTCCAAACATTGAAGTTAATCTTCTGGACTATCCATGGCCTGTGCCAACTGATGCTACCCCTTGGGCAGAAACCAGATCATATCAAGTTGATGATACTGTATACTTCGGTAGAAACAAATATACCTGTACAGTTGCTGGTACCACTGGTACAACCGCACCAACCCATACAACAGGAACAGCGACGGATAATTCCGTTACATGGACATACACTAGTACATATGATCCACTTTATAACTATGCTAGGTTCCGTCCTACTAATGTTCTTGATTATAGAGTAACTATCCTGAATACTTTCAGTGGTTCTGACTTTATTGTTGGAGACGTGGTTTCCCTTGGTAATAGCGTGAATGCTGGTCCTAAGGAAGACACTAATAACAAAATTGCAGAAGTAAGTGGTCTATCTAGTGTTAAGACTATTCGTGTTACTGTAAACCTGAATAAGGACATTGTTAGAACAGCAGAAGCGAATACAGACCTTATCTATTGTTCTGCACTCTCTCCACACAACTTTAAGACTAATGACATCCTCTTTGTTGAAGGATTTACAACTGCTGAGTTTAACGGTTCATTCTTCGTAAAAGAGGTCTTCTCTTCCAGAGATTTCACTTACAGAATGAGAGCAACTGCTACTGGCGAACCTGCTTTCGAGCAAAACGCTATTGCAAGAGTTAAGATTGCTTCTAAGCACCCAACCTTGCTTCTGGTCAGAAATCACTCTTATATCTTTGATATGAGTGATATATCCAACTTTGGATACTATCTGTCGTTTGCACAAGATAACCAGTTCAAACTGGAATACTCTTTCAACGTAATCGAGCGTGAAGGTACTCCTGGACTTTCTTCCGCTACTGAGACCCCTGTGGTCAAGTTTACGATCGGTGGGGAAGTTACTAACATTACTTACTACTTTGACCCGTCTAGAACAACTACTACATCACCAGTTGGAGAAAACTCCTTCATTGACGTTATTAAGACACCATTTGATGGTAGATTCCAGATTAGCGAAGTTATCTCGGATACTGAGTTTAGATTCCCTCTTCTCACCGAACCTGAGTTCACTAATGCTGAAATCGGTCTGAATGATAGAGATGTTCCTAATACCATCTATTCAACGACTTCTACCAAAGCAATCGGTCCTATCAACTCGATTCGACTAATTTCACCTGGTGGATTCTATAAGAAACTCCCAATCATCTCTGATATTGCTTCTGATCGTAAGATCGAGAAACTGCGTATCACTGCTGCTGGTACTGAGTATGCACCTGGTGTATACACTCAGATCAGTATTGATGGTGATGGTGAAGGTGCTTTGTGTAATATCACTGTTGAGAACGATCCTGAGACTGGATCTGGTGCTATCAGCGATGTTGCACTTACCGATCCTGGTAAAGGTTATACCTTCGCTAGTGTTGACATTGACGGCATTCCTGGAATCCTTGGAGCACAACTTGCAGGTTCTGGTGGTGCAATCGAGGTTGTCATCCCTGCCGAGGGTACGGGTGCTGCTGTATTCTTAACAGGTACTCAGATTGGTAAGATCAAGACTCTGAAAAACAATGAGTTTGGTTATGGTTACTCCCATGACTACACCCTACGTCCTGAGATTGCATTCCCAATCAACCTGCAACTGTTCAATACTTCAATTCTTTCACAGATTAAGATCACTAATCCTGGTGCTGGTTATACCTCTGCACCTGCTGTTCTTATCTCTGGTGGTGGTGGTGTCAATGCAGAAGCAGAAGCAGTTGTCAAGAACAACAGACTTTCTGAAATTCTGATCAAGAACCCTGGTTCTGGTTACTCTTCACAACCAGTAGTTACATTGAAATCAGAGTTCACATACGTTGTGAACCTTGACCTCAACTATTTGCAGTTCAACTTCCCACATGGTATTACCACTGGTGCTGAGGTTCAGTTCCGTGCTGATAACATCGGTTCACAAGAAGGCATCCTGCCGAAACCCAGTAGCGTTGGTTTGACCAGTTTGTCTGCTACTCAGACTTACTATGCTATTGCTGGTGATGCAAACGGTCTTGAATCCGATCAACTTAGATTCGGTCTGACCCCAGTTGATGCTGAGTCTGGTAACTTCATCACATTCTTGACCCAAGGTGATGGTCGTCAGGTTCTTCTTACCGAGGTGTTCGGTGGACAAGCAGAAGCAGTGGTTGAAACTTCCAGATTCTTGGAAGGTGAGCAAGTGTTCCAAGGTGAAACCTTCGAGACTGCAACTGCATTTGGTGTCGTTTCTGAAAATGATGGTTGGCAGATTCAACCGAAGATCCTTAAAGTTACCAATCCTGACGGAGACTTCGTTGTTGGTGGTAAAGTTCAAGGTATCATTTCTCGCGCTTCTGGTGTCATCGACAACCTGAATATTGCTAAGGGTGTTCTGAACATTGATGCTATCACTAAGACTGCTGGTAGATTCACTGATGACGTTGGCAAACCTTCTGAAATTGTTCAGAAGATTCAAGACTCGTTCTTCTATCAGAACTTCTCTTACGTTATTAAGTCTCAGATTCCTATCAACAAGTGGAAGAATCAGATTCTGGAAAACAACCACCCAGTTGGTTTCAGCATGTTCGGTCAGTTAGAACTGACTGGTGGTAAGGATATCTCTGGTCGTAAGGTTGCTGCTGACTTCACTAAGCAAGTTAACATCAATGAGTATACTAATGTCAATGAGATTACTTCATTCGGCGCTGCTCAACCAATCTATTCAACCTTCAATAACTCCGAAGTTCTCTTCCGTAAGAAGAGACTGACTAACTCTGAGGAAATTCTTACATCTATTGTTAAGAAGATTGATAACATTTCTTCTCAGTTCGATGGTGTCACTAAGGCATTCCCAATTACAGTTGAAGGTAATCAAGTAATTGTTAACGAGAATCAACTTCTTGTTACTTTGAATGGTGTTATCCAATCACCAGGCAATGCATATAATGTGGTGGGTGGATCTATTGTGTTCTCAGAAGCACCTAGACCTGACTCCAAAGTGGTTTATAGGAATATCTCTTTTGATATTATGCCTATTACCAGATTGAATCTGAATACTATTGCTGGTATCTTCCCATCAATTGGCGACACCGTTAATGGATTCACAACTCAGTCAACAGCAAGAGTTGTTGCAACTGGTGCGACTAGTATCGACGTTGTAGACATCACTGGCGGAACTGGAACATTCGATCTGAATGAAAGAGTTGACGTTGGTAGAACTGGGTTTAGTGCTCTTATCGGAACCATCGATAAGTCATTCACCAAACTGTTCTTGCAGAGTATTGGTGGCACATTCGGAACAATTTTAATCGGAGATATTGTAACAGGCCAAACAACTGGTGCAAGAGCAACTGTAACCTCTATTGACCTAACTGATCAGAGCATCCAAGTGACAGACATGTCTAATGGATACTTCGATCGTGGTGAGGATATACAATTCTTTGCCGCTGGTTATGGCGCTAACATCTTGAATGTTGATAGTGTTAACTATAAGACTATCTTTGAATTTGGCGAATCTCTCACAAGTCTTACCAACGACACTGCTATTGTTGAAGAGACCAACCTTGACCTTGATGGTAACGTCTCCGATAAGTTGGTATTGTCTAAGACCTCAGGAACTGCTGAGTATGAGACTGGTGCATATAACCTCCTTCTCAATGATATCTTCTATTCTGCTGCATCTAACATTGCTGGTCGTATCACACAGATCTCACCTTATAGAGATCCTATCACGAGCATCAATGTCGAACGTCCTTCTACCGTTACTGGCGAATGGGCATCATTCCAAGAAGGTGATCAATTCCTTGGTTTGACTTCTGGCGCAAGAGGAGAAGTTGTTAGAATTGACTATGAGGCATCACCACCTATCCTGTATTACCTCAGAAAGACTGAGCAGGACTTTAACTTAGATCCTAATACTCTTGATCCTACTGACGGTGATCAGTTAGCAGTTTCCGAAACTGTACAAAAGTATGAAAATGATGTCAATGGTAATGAAATTTTAGATTCTTTGACTGAGACTCTTCTTGGAGAAGCAAGAATTGGTGATGTGGTTGATACTCTGATCATTAACAGAGGTTCAACATTCTTCGGCATGATCTTCGAGCGTTTGATCTCTCTAACCAACCAGAACCAAATCCTTGATGATGTTTCTAAGACTACTATCACACCTGTTGAAATTCTTGACAGCACTGATCGTATTAACGCTGACTTCCTTGACTTTGAAGAAGTTCGTTCTACTGAAATCGAATATGAAGATCTCACTGGCGGCACATTAGCAGTTGGCGATAAACTTCGTTCTATCCAAGTAACATATGGCAACCCAGTAACAGATTCCCTCAACAGATGGAAAGATGCTGGTCGTATGATCGAGTTCAACAGACAGGAGATCATTGACTTTGCTAATGCTGAGATTTCTGTTGAGCACCCTGCGTTCTACTATCCTGGTGACAACCAGACAGATCAGTTCAGCAGATTTGCAGATTCTTATCGTCTGATTGCTAAGAACAAAGAATACATCATCGCTAAGTCTTATGCAGACATGGTTGTTGAGTATCCTCTTCTGACCGTACCTTCTTCTACCAAGTGTAAGAGAGATATTGGTAAGTATATTGACGCACTATCCATGGACATGTTCCAAGGTGGTACTGTTTATACACGTAAACTTCTCCAATCCTATTTCAGTACAGATGGTCTGACCTTCCTGTATATTGACGGTGAAGAGCAAGCAACTGAATATGCGTTTGAGCAAGCACTCAACTATATGAAGAATGCTCTCACTAACATGCTCACAGGTAGTGAGGTTGTTGATGGTGTAACTTATGTCAAGTATGACGAGAGATCTAGTGGTGGATCTAGTGGCACTGGCATCACTGCTGATCCATCACCTGGTAATAATTATGGTACTGCTGGTTCCAATGCTATAAACTATGGTGCTACAAATTGTTCTGATGTACAGTCAGCACTCACAACTCTCTTTACTAACGTATCCGAAGTTCTGCTTGCAGGTTCACTATCTGATCTGATCGATCTGTCAGAACCCAATACATACAGTGCAAACGAGACTAAGTGTCGTCGTGACATCGGTCTGATGGTCGATGCTCTCGCTGCTGATATTGCAGGTGATGGTAACTATCAGATTGTCGAATTTACTAAGAAATACTTCGATAACGCTGGAACACCTATCAGCAATGGTCTGGTTGGTGAAGTTACCGAATCTCTTACTGCATTCAGAAAAGCAGGCGAGATGTGCCGTAAGGCAATCAACAACCTTCTCTATGTTCAGGTCAACACCAGAACTGCTGAGACTGGTTATATGCTGAAAGATCCGACCACATATGCTGGTCCATATCTTGGTTCTTCGGGAAGTGAACTGACTGAGTTTGATGTAACTAATGCTGCATATGTGTCTGGCAGTGGCATCATGACGTTGACGATCGGTTCACACTCACTGACAACCAGCGACAGCATTACGATCAGACCTTACTCTTTACGTTTCACATGTAGTTCTGATAGTAATGCAACCTTCCACGATTACCCACGTACTGGCGATCCTGCATTCAATACACCCCTGACTATCGATGCTGTAACTGCTACAACCATTGAAGTTAACGTTGGTGCATCACCTGCTGGACAACAGTACGCTCACACCTTCATCAGTGCTATCGATAACGCTGTATTCCAAGGTGGCGGTGGTGCTGCTGCATACTACGATCCTAACTACTACTCTGGTAGAAACGAAAGTATCCAACATTGTGCTGACGTTCAGGCAGGTATCCATACTCTGGTCGAACTGGCAGCAACTGCTATCGGCGCTGGTAGTCTCACTAACATCAACAGTCTGGCAGTTGTCAGTGATGGTTCTTATCAGATCAACGAAAACCTACGTGTTTACAAACTATCCTACAAAGATCCTGGTGGAAATGGATTCTACATCCCTGGTGATGTAATCAAAGGTGCAACATCTGGTGCAACATTCTTAGCGAAGGGTGCAAACTCTGGTTTGAAGTGGTTGTATACCAATTCAGTTACTGGCACTTTCCAAGATAGAGAGATTCTTTCTAACACCAAATTGACTAGCAGCAATGCAGTCTTGACGGGATTGATTAAGAAGTCTGGTTCTAAGTCTTTGAGACTTGATGCTGGTGGATATCTGTCACATAGTCTGAGCGAAGTTCAGAAGTTTGGAACTGAGGATTTCACAATTGAAATGTGGATCAGACCTACAACTCTGTCTGGTTTGCAGTATCTCTGGGATACTCGCACCAGCGGTGCTTCTGAGGTTGGATCTCCTGTTCTGTATTTGAATGGATCTAACATCAATTGGTACCTGAATGGTAGTGATCAAATTTCAGGTGCTCATAACTTAGGCACTAACGCTTGGCATCATATTGCTGTCAGCAGAACAACAAACATCACCAAACTTTGGGTGAATGGTACACAAGTTGGTGGTGACTTCACTGATAACACTAACTATCTGGAACGTGCGTTCAAGATCGGTGCTGACTTAACAAATGCTAATGGATTTGTCGGTTGGATTGATAACATCATTATTAAGAAAGGTACCTCAGACTATACTGCAACCTTCACACCTGGTTCTACCTATCCTACTGCTACTACTGACATCTCGTTCGGTATGAGTATGGAACTGCCTCTGATCATGAGTGATCAGGAAAGATATGGCGTGTATACTGGTCAAACTAACTCTTCTGCAACTGCTAAGAGTATTGACTTTGATAATAAGCAGTTCATCATTGAAGATATTAACCTCGCACGCGATGAGCATCGTAAGTGTGCAGATCTTATCGAACTTAACTACGACTGGATCGCACAGGTTGCTATCGGTTTGATGAAGGAGAAGTATTCCGACTTCCTCATCCCTGGCGATACTCTTGATGGAGTTGGAACACAGCAAGGTACTAACAAGTGCTTGCGTGACACCAAAGAATACATCTTGAAAGCAATCGTAGAAGACATTAAGTATGGTGGTAACTATAACAGCGTCATCGCTGGTAGAGGTTATCTGACTAAGGAGGGTGGTCTAAATTATGTGGGTAATGAACTCCTACAATCTATCTACACTTGGACAGAACTTGCTAATGTTGTTAATTATGTAATTACTACTACTAGTGGTGATCTTGAAACCTATAACGGTACTAAGTATACTGAACTTCTTCGGATTCCTAACAACTTTACATCACCTGCATCTACCGCCGTAACTGACGAGATCACTGCTCTTTCTAATACCATTGCAGATATCATCGGACCTACTGGTGATAGATTCCGTGATGCAGGCGATATGATCTGGAAGAACCGTAGTTACATTGCAGAAGAAACTGTTGGTTACTTGCAGGCAAACTATATCAAGGAAATCAATGGCACTACTTACGATTTCCTGACAATGCCTGGTTATGGCGACTCCTACTGTGAGCGCGATATCAAGCAACACATTTTGCCTGCTGTTGTTACTGACTTGATTACTGGTGGTAACTCTGCTACCCAGTATGTGATTGATCAGTACATCAATGTCAACGATCAGATCATTCACATTGAGAATGAACTTGGTCCAATGTTGGATGCCTTTACCTTCATTAAAAAGTTGGTACATCATGCAGTTAACAATACTCTTCTAAGCAAGGGTACGACTGCTGCTGAGTTCAGCGTTGATTTTGAATATCAAGATGATTACTATATTGCACAATGGACCGATCTTGCTGCATACAGAGATAATACTCTAATCATCGATAGCAAGGGATATGACGCTAGTAGTTCTGATACCAACAAGAATCTTGATGTTGCTGATCTAATTGAAGCAAACAAGCATGTAATCGCAAGAGAAGCGGTTTACACGATGAACGATATGTCCAAGTATTTGGATCTTGCCGTTCCTGGTGGTGCTCAAAATTGTATTGATGATGTGATTGACGTTCTTGATGCTGTGATCCATGACATGAGATTCGGTGGCAACTCCAAGACCTGGGACGCTGCTGCACTCTACCTGAATGAAGAAGATGACAGTTTGAAGCACATCGAAGGTGAAGTTGACGCTTCGATCGATGTATATAAGATTGCTGCTGAGATCTGCATCCTAACGATGCGTAATGGTTTCGGGCGCGACAACCTGTACATCTACCAAGAAGATGGTGGTGTGGATCCTGTAACTGGTGAACCAATCAGTGGTGGATCTTCTCTCGATTCTGTTGATGTCAGCACTTATGAAAGAAATGGTGCTGATGACCGTTTCGTTGATGCTGGAAATGTCATTGATAGAAACATCCGCTTGATTGCTGAGGAAGCAGTTGCACAGGGTCTTGCCCAATATCCTTCACTAACTATCAACGGCGCTGGTGGCAGTGGTGGTGTCAAGAAAACTCCTACTTCTGCAACATATAACCAGGCAAATGGTGATATGACACTGACAGTTGTTGGTCATGGACTTTCTACTTCTGATAGAGTAACCATCAAACCTGGTAGCATCGTCTTCACATGCACCAGTAATGCTAACGCTACTGAACATGCATACCCAAGACAAAGCGACCCCGCGTATAACACATCATTAGCCATTAGTGCTGTTACAACGGACACATTCACCGTGAACGTTGGCGCTGCTGCTGCTGAGTACCAATATGCACACACATTCGTTTCTGCTCAGCAAGACGCTGTGGTGACTAACGGTTACATTGACTGTGTTCATGACGTGACTGACGTTCTGTCTGCCATGGTATGGAACTTGAAGTATGGTGGTAACAATAAGGTCTTCAAGTCTGCTGAACTGTATGTCTCTGGTAGTAACCTACAACATATCGTAGGTGTTTCTACTGAGTCTATCTGGATTCTGAACAAAGCAAGAGATCTTGCAATTCAGGCAATGAGAGATGAGACCATCACGATCACTGCTGCTCATGGATTCACTCAGAAGACATACACAGATCTAGATTACTTCCCTTACAGCGAGGGTGGTTATGCGATCACAGTCGATACTGACTCACCTAAGTGTGCTGACGTTGCTTCGGCAATCAACACTATGATGTCGATTGTTACTGACACAATCACTACGCCTGCAAGTATCGGAGACGGTACAATCACTAAGACTCTGCCATTCATCTGGCCTGTCAAGTATTCACCCGAATATGTTCAACGTGACGTGTCGGTTACGTATGAAGATGGTTCAGATTGGAATCAAGTTTGTGCTACTCAGGCAACAAATATTGAGACTTTGTTCGACATTGTTATCGATACAATCAGCACAGCAAATGCTGGTAATGCAAGTCACCTCAATGGTGTTACTCGTGATACAGGATACAATGCCAACACAGATTATCAGTATTACACATGCTACGACGCCACCTCAGCATCTGACACTCTCTTTGAGTTGATGGAAGAGACACTTGGTGGTGGTAGTAAGTCTGATAAGGCAGTTGCACGTCGCATCTTGTGGAACAAGCACGCGGTTTCCCTGAAAGCATTCTCCGAAGTTCAAACAGCATATCCAGCAACTGTTGCCGAACAGTCGTTTGGTGATGCATTGATTGACGGTCTGTTGTATGACTTGAACACTGGTGGTAACATCGGTATCCTGAGAATCGTGAATACTTGGTTTGATGGTGAGGGCAACTTCATCGCATTCCCTGATGTCACCAAGCAGCATCTTCTCTGGTATGTAACTCGCATCAGTGAGTATGCCAAGCGTATTTTGGATGACTACAATGACATCTTGGTTGGTGGTGAGTGGTATGGATATGACATCTACTTAGATGAGACTCATATCAACACTGGCGCTATCGAGCATAGATTTGAATATGAGCAAGAATCTACTCAGTTTAAGATTGATAGTTCTCTCAATGCTGCATACTTTGCTATCAGCAGAGGTACACCTCCTGCACAGAACAGTGTTCAGTGGACCAACAATATTCATGCTACTAATGCACAGAATCTATATGACGAAGGTAATGATTGGAACACTGATCCTGATCTGATCATCAACACACCTACTGTTGAAGTTGGTTATGAAAGAAGAGAGAACAGAATTATTATTCAACGTCCTAACTTCTATTCACGCGGTGATATTCTGCAATATGCAATTGCATCTGCTGATGTTGAATCTGCTTTCGCTAATCAAGATTACTTCTATGTTCTCAATGCAACACCAACGCAATTTGAGATCACGAGGGAAATTAGACATGATGCAAGATTCTCTCGCTTCTCAGTTGACACAAGAACTTCTGGACAGCAGCAACTGCAAAGTCCTGTAAGATCTGGTCTTGTACGTCAATCAACTACATACGGCACAAGAGATATTGACAACCCTGTCAGTGGTGGTTTTAACCTCGCAGACGTGGTTGTGGGCACTACATCTACTGCAAGTTCTGAGATTGTTCGGAACAAGAATAACTCTGCTGACATCATCAAACTGTATTACAGATACACCATCAGACTTGCCACTGGCAGGTTCACAGTTGGTGAGGAAGTACAAGTTCAAGGTGCTGGTGCTAACAAAGGTATCGTCATGCAGACCTCAATCCTCACGGGCGATAATGAGGATGAAGGTTGGGTGTACATCGAAAATATCACGGGTACGCTTAGCAGCACTCAGGTGCTCGAAGGTGTGGACAGTGGAATCACAGCAGAACTCAGCAGTGACGGCACAACTCGCATGTTGATCAATACTGATCGTGGTGGGTTTGCTAACGGTGAGATTATCTTTAACAAGGATAACGGCGCTGAGGCAACCATTGTTTCCTTCGAGAACTCTGCTGGTATCTTGACTGGCAACAGCGGTGGTCGTATCACGATTGACATCGAAACTCTGCAAGAGGACTTCACTGATGGAGACATCATTTACGGTTCTATCACTGACAAGATCCTTGATATTGGTAAGATCAGCAAAGAAGGATTCAGAGACATTGAACTTAATCAGTTCGTACACGCGGTTAAGACGATCGAGTGTGATGTCAACAGCGTCCTGAGAGATCAAGGTTTCGAGGGCGACTTCAAGAGAGGTGATATTGTTTATCTCCTTTCAGGTGGTGTACCTAAGATTCCTGGTTGGACTGCTCTCGTTACAGATTATGTGTATGAGGAAGGCGTTCAGCATAAGATCTGGATCGCAAACTTGACACCATATGGCGCTGCTGCTGATGGCACTACAACCACAGATCCTCAGGAACTTTTGACAGGTGGTTTGGGTAGATTTGAAAACCTCAATAACTTCCCAATCATCTCCTGTGATATTACTACGGTTACTGAGACAAACTACACGTCCTACGGTAAGGTTTCTGGCAAGTCAATTAGTGGCGATACAGGTCGCCTATGGTTGGAGGATGTCAATGGCGATTTCCCATCAAACTTGTCAATCAGATCTGACTATGGATGGGCTGCTGGTGTTACCCAAGCGAAGAATCTCTTGGGTCGCTGCGATAGGTTCTTCCGTGGATTCGATGGCACTGCTGATACCTTCAAACTGACGGTTAGCAATGGTGAAGCATACTTCCCAGATCCCGCTGGTCACCTACTCGTCTTTGTTAATGGTGTTATGCAACCTCCTGGTGCTAACTTCGCATACACTGCATTCTCTGACCAGATCACGTTCACTGAACCACCTACCATTGGATCTGAATTCATTGGTTACTACGTGGGTAAACTGAGACAACTGGATGATATCTCGTTTGAGTTTGACTCCTTGCGCTCGTCCTTCAACCTGAAATATCAGGGTGGTTTCTACTCACTGACGCTGACTGAGGGCGTTTCGTCTAACACGATTCTTCCAGAAAACAACATCATCGTCTCGCTCAATGGTGTTATTCAGGAAGCAGGTATTGGTTATGAACTGGTTGGTTCTAGAATCATCTTCGCTGAGATTCCTCGTGCAGGATCAACATTCGTTGCCTTCTCTTACATTGGTTCCGACGCTGACGTTATCGCAGCAACTGTCGTGCCACCGATCGAAGCAGGCGATGTTCTACAAATTGAAGGTGAAGCAGACGAACGTGAAGTTGCTCTGATTGAGTCTTCCAACTCACTGATCACCTTCGAGTACACAGGCACAGTTAAGGGTCGTGGTGCTACCGCTCTTGCATCAATCAAGTCTGGTGAAATCACTAAGGCAATTATCACCTCACCTGGTGATGGTTACTCCTCGCGCCCGAACGTGGATGTGGTTTCCTCCACTGGTTTTGACGGTCGTGTTCGTGCCCTAATGGGTCTATTGAGAATCGATGTCAAGACTGCTGGTATTGGTTATCAACAACCAATTGTTGATGTTCAGACTACCGTCGATGATGATTTTGTTGTTCCTAGTGGACCTGCTGTTAACCAAGGTTTTGACACCTACGCTGGTGAGGGCACTGACGCTCAGGGCAACCCAATCGTTATCACCCCTGGTTATATCAACGTCGCATCGCAACCTGTGAACGTGACGGTGAACCAAGGTCAGACTGCATCCTTCACGATTGTCGCTCAGTTCATCAACAGTTCTGATAATCAGATTGGATCTACTGCTCTGAACTATCAGTGGCAGCGTAAGCAGTATGGCGAAACTAACTGGGCGAACATCACTGGTTCTACCAGTGCCACATACACATCATTGACTGCCGAACAAGCAGATGATGGTGATGAGTTCCGTGTTGCAGTTACTGCTGCTGGTGCTACACCAATCTACTCCAACTCTGTGATCCTCACAGTACAGACTGGTGCCACTGTTATTAACAACTTCAACCCGACTCAGATTTTTCAATAAATAGATAAAAAGCACAATGACGGCAACCGCTGAATTTAACGCTGGCACTAGGACACTTACCGTAGATGCGGATGGACTACCATCTCCCGTAGCATACGGTACGTTTCCTAATGTAAACAATCCGAATAGCGTCACTGAGCAAGCATTTGATCATGACTTCTATTATAGAGGTGGTACCTTTGGTGTAACTAGGCAATTGGATTCCAATGTCTATGTACATGAAGGGTTTTTTATTAGTGTTGCATTGTCAGTTGCTGATAACTCTTTATTGGGTAATCAGATTCAAGTTGGTGACAGAGTTCTTTTTCTGTTTGATGAAGGCACAGCAGAGGAAGAGAAGTTAGTATTTACATATAGAGGGACAGAACAAACTGCAATCCCTGGTGAATTTTGGAGAGAGACTGATCAGAATTTACAACTGGTCATGGAGTATACAGCGACTGGTCGTACAGGTACATATAGTTATTATGATCAAAGAAATGGCAGAGTGAATACACCCTTAGGTGCTATTGGTATTGCTGCTAATGGAGTAGTTTTCTTCAATCCTTCTGCTGGTGCTAGTGGAAACCCACCAGTTAATTTCAGTTGGAATGCACACTTCCCCAGTTCACCAGTAACATTTGGTGAGGATGAATGTGGTGGACATCCCGAAGTCACAGGACAGTATCACTATCATGATACTGAGTTTTTGGAGTGTTGGAAGAATGGTGCTTCTATGGCATCTTACAATGATTACTATGGTTCTTCTCAGTATAATGGTGACAATCTAAGACATCCAGATGGGCATTCTAAAATCTTAGGATATGCATTTGATGGATTTCCTATCTACGGTCCATACCTTTATAGTAATAGATGGAATGTTAATTCCAACATCACAACTGCTACTAGTTCGTATCGTGTCAGATCCGAAGAGGTAGAAAACAGACCAATATATGGAGACTCACAGCAGAACCCCCCTGCTGGATCCTTGATGGAAGATTGGGAATATGCAGAAGGTCTGGGTAATTTAGATAGACATAATGGTAGATTTTGTATCACTCCTGAATTCCAGAGTGGCACATATGCATATTTCTTATCTACTGAGGTAGATAGTGAGAATAATCTACAACCAGTATTCCCATATATTATGGGTCTAACTTCTCGTGAAGTTCTAGATCAACCACCAAACAATGGCGCTGCAACACCCCCTGCACCTCCTTCTGGTGGTGATACTGAGGCACCTCCTTCTGTCATTCAAATTGCTTTGCAACCTGCAAATGCAACTTATAATGTCAATCAGACTGTCACATTCTCGATCACTGCTGCCATCAGTCCAGAAGATGGACCTAAGGCATATCAGTGGTTTAGATCTACTGATGGTGGATTCTCGTTTGCTGTGTTGACTGGTGCAACTGATGCAGCATATACATTTACAGCATTGAACTACATGTCTGGATATAAATTCAGATGTGAAGTACGTGGTCCTTTGGGTCTAGGTGTGACCCCTGCACAAAACTCACCTCTAACGTCAGACGTTGCAACTCTGACTGTGACTGGTTTCGGTGATGGTCAAGGTGATTCAGACTTCTCTTCTACGGATACTAAGTTTGACACTACAAGCATCTCCTTCGACGCAACATAAATAGAATTGTAAAAAAAGAACGATCATGGCAAAACAGTTAGTCGGTATTGGATCTTCGGCAAATGATGGTACAGGTGATACCCTAAGAGATGGTGCCATTAAATATAATGCCAACTTTGAAGAACTTTATGACAAACTTGGTAACACTACGGATATCCAACTAGATATCGCTACTGCTACTGATGGCCAAGTGCTTAAATGGAGTTCAACACCGAGTGGTGCATTCCGTGCTGGCAACTTTGACACGTTAACTGGTAATCTAGATACCAACGGTTTCGATATTGTAACCGATGGTACTGATAATATTATTCTAAAACACACTGGAACAGGCGACATCCAGTTCTGGGGTGGCGGATCGGGATCCGCTTATACTTATATCGACGGTGATGATGGATACCTCAAATGGTACGCTCCTTACGCTACTCTGGGCGACCTTCCTGATGCGACTAACCATCACGGTATGCTTGCTCACGTTCATGGTACTGGCAAGGCATACTTTGCTCACTCTGCTGCTTGGGTCCCCCTGGTAGACGAGACTCAAAGTATTACTGTCCTTGCCGACGTTGATACTACTGTTAATGGTGGTCCCTCTGATGGACAAGTCCTGAAATGGAATGATTCTAACAGTGCTTGGGAACCTGCTAACGATGAACAGGGTACTGGTGGTTCTGGCGGATCAACTCAGAACTTGTTTGAAACTGTTGATGCTGATACTGGAACTTCAACTGCTTCTGCTCCTAACGATACCCTCGTTATTGCAGGTGGTACTAATATCTCCACAACTATGGTTGGTGATACACTGACCATTGATATGACAGGCACCTTGGGTGACCTAAACCAGAATGTGTTTACAACATTCGGTGCTGATAATGGAACTGTTAGTGCCACGGTAGTTACTGACTCACTGACATTTACAGGTGGTAGTGGAATTACCACTAATTTGAATGCTGGTGCAATTACATTTACTAACGACTCTCCTAACGTCGTCCAGGACGCTCTGAAAGGGGTTGCAGGTGATACTGGTACATATACCGCCGATGCTGCTGATTCGTCTATTACCATCGCTGGTGGTACTGGAATCTCTACTGCTGTATCTGGTTCAACAGTAACGATCACCAACACAGTAGCACTGCCTAGTGCAAACGAAGGTCAATCATTGATCTATGGCACATCTAATTATGAAGCAGTAGCATCTCCTACTCTTAACTTTGCATTTAGTGCTTCTGACAGTAATAACTATACCGTCAATGGACCTGGTATAGATGGTGCCACTGATGCCACTATCTATGTGTATCGTGGATTTACTTACAGATTTGACAACACAACTGGTGCTAGTCATCCGTTAGAGATTAGAGTATCTAACGGTGGTTCTCAGATCGGTGGAACATCTGGATCTATTAATAGTATCCAATATTGGACAGTTCCAATGAGTCTTGCTGCTGGCACAACTTATGTGTACCAGTGCAATATTCACAGCAACATGGTTGGTAACATCGTAGTCGTCTAATGACAAGAACAGTTCCAGGAAGTGGCGCAACAATTGAACCCGTCTTTAACAGTGTATATGGTGTAAAAGACGTAATTGTAACCAATGTGGGTAGTGGGTATGATCCTGCTGACCCACCTAGGTTAGTAGTTGGGAACTGTGGTACTCCTATTAGGGATGCTGTTCTTAAAGCAAATATTGGTGATAACGGCGAGTTACTGTCAGTTGATGTGTTAGATCCAGGTGAAGGATATGATCCTTTACGTTTGGATATTGTTAGCACAGATGACGGCATCGTTGATGCAGATGCAAACATATATTTAAACCCCGATGGATCGGTAAGTTTCTTACAAGTCAATCAACCTGGTGATGGGTACTATTCGGCAGAAGCATATCTCAGAGGTGGTGGTGGATCTGGTGCAGAACTAGTTCCTGTGACTGGTGGTGTGACTGGTTTGTCTGTTGAGAACAATGGTAGGAACTACACAGCACAAGATATTACTGTTGTTATTTCTGGTGGTGGTGGATCTGGCGCTAGTGGAGTTGCCGAAGTTAATCAATTTGGTGTTGTAGAAAACGTCAATGTAACCACAGAAGGTGAGTTCTTTGAAACACCCCCTATCCTTCAATTGATTGGTGGTGGTGGATCTGGTGCAACAGCAGAAGCAGAAATCAATCTTGGTAGAATCTCTGCCATCAATCTACTGAATCCTGGCGGTGGTTATACCTCAGCACCTCAGGTCATCTTTACTCGGGACACCAATTTAATCAGAAAGCAACGTAATAGAACGTCCCTGGTGTCGGACTTCTATAACATGACAGCATTGATTAGAGATTCTGATCCTGCTGACAGTACAATATATGTAGAGACTACTAACGCTTTCCCTGGTTCTGGTAAGTTCCAGATCGGTAGAGAGATCATTAGATATACAGGTAAGACACCTATCTCTTTCACTGGTTGTGATAGAGGTATTAACTTCCGCTATGACCAGCGTGTGATTCTGGATAATCTAGCAACAGATCCAAACACAGGAATCTCTGGATATAACTTCACAGTTTCTGATAGAGTCCGAAGAGTAGAAGAAGATAAGAGTAACAAGGTTGCTATTGTTTATGACTGGCTTCCTACCACTAGGGAGTTGTTCTTGACATTCCAAGTCGATGAACTTGCGTTTATCGATGGTGGTAGATCTAGTGAGAACACTGCTGTGATTCAGTTTATTGCTGGATCAGCAGCATCATCAGGAACTGGTCAAGAACCTCACGTTCTTTTAGACGATGAGGAAGGTACTATTGTTACATTTACAGATCCTATCAGCACTCTGGAAGGATTTAGATTTGAAGACGATGATGAAGTTGATGGTGCTGGTGACGGTATCATTGATCTGGTAAATACAGATACAGACTATGAAGATGCTATCAGTCTAGATGGTGGTATTTCATCCTCACTGTATGGTATTGAAGAAACTGTTGGTGGACAGAACACAACTCTGTTCCAACAGGGTGATCAAATTTATGATTCAAGTCTTGTACCTTTGACATCAACAGTTTCGACTGCTGGTGCTTTGGGTGATGGTGTGGATCATACATCTAGAAGTATATTAAAACTGAAAGATACCATCAATACCAATTTCTTAGTCGGTGAGATCGTCACTGCTAGTGTTACTGGTATCACAGCAACTGTTGAATCATATGTCAGCACTGCTGATGCATTTGGTTATAAGTATTTGACAGTGACTAATATTGTCAATAATGGCAATACTTATAAGTTCACAACGTCAGATACCATTGCTGGTGGCACCACTGGTGCTAATGGCGTATTTGTTTCACAAGAATACAACAATCTGGTCAGAACTGAACCAGAATAAGTCCCCTAAATAAAAGGAAGGTAACTGCTTAAAGATGGCACTTCTAACAGATCAATTTAGAATTTTCACTGCGAAAAGATTTATTAAATCTTTGGAGGGTGCTGATCCTACGCAGAGCGACCTGGTTGCAGGTACGTCGAGAGATCGACTGTATGTGTTTATCGGTCGCCCCCAAGAGTGGGATAATGAAAATGCTGCTCCGACTCCTGTGGATTCGTTCCAAGAGTTCTCGGACACATTTTCAGATATGATTTCATTGAAACGTGTGCTTGCGAGCGACACGATTCAAGTTGTACGTCGTATCGATTGGACACCACCCGAACAAACCACTGGTGGTTTGGGTTACGTTTATGATATGTATCGTCATGATTACTCTTCAACGAAAACAGCATCTTCTGGTGCTACGAAACTATACGACGCAGATTTCTACGTTGTTAACTCGCAGTATCAGGTATATAAGTGCATCTATAACGGTACATCACCTAGTGATCCTAACGGTAAACCTTCTACTGTTGAACCTACTGGTACCTCCACTTCAATTATCACCACTAGTGATGGTTACCGTTGGAAGTATCTTTATACGATCCCTGTGGGTCAAGTTCTGAAATTCTTCTCCAATGACTACATGCCTGTTCTCAGCGATGTTGCTGTGACTGGTGATGCGGTTGGTGGTGAAATCGACAGTGTTGTGATTCAGGCATCTGGTACTGGTTATAACAACGGTACTTATGAGAACGTTCCCATCAAAGGCGATGGCGTTGGTGGTCGTGTTTCTTTGGTTGTTGACGGTGGTAAGATCGTTTCTGCCACAGTGACTTCTGGTGGTTCTGGATACACCTTCGGTAAGGTTGTTATTGATGAAGTCAACGGTATTGGTGCTGGTACAGGTACTGGTGCTGCTATTGACGTTATCATTCCTCCCGACACTGGTCATGGTTCAGATCCTGGTAAGGAACTGGGTGGTTACAGATGTATGATTAACACGAAGTTCACCTATGATGAAGGATCAGGTGACTTCCCTACTGATAACGACTACCGTCGTATTGGTTTGGTGATTAATCCATATCAGTATGGAACAACCGAACTTACATCAGCGATTACTTTGTCTGCAACAAAGGCAGTAATCTTCTCTCCCACATTCACTGGTCAGTTCCAAACTGACGAGATCATCACTCAGTCTAGAACTATTGGTGGTCAGCAAGTGACTGCTCGTGGTCGAGTGATTTCTTGGAATAACACAACCAAAGTTCTGAAATATTATCAGAACAGAATTGATGGTGTGTTCCCTGAGATTACTGGTAACCTCACCGAGTTTGAAGGTGGTAACCCTGTGACGGGTTCTACCTCTGGTACAACGGCAGACCCTGACATCAACTTCCCTGTTGTGTCTGGTATCTCTACTCGTGTTATTAACAACACTGAGTATGACTTGGGTATGTCATTTACTAATGGTTATGCAAAATCTGAGATTCAACCCAACTCGGGTGAGATCATATATATTGATAACAGAGGCGCGATCTCTCGTGCTGGCGACCAAATCGAAGACATCAAAATCGTAATCGAGTTCTAAGAAATGCCCCAGAATACTAACCTAAACATTTCTCCTTATTTCGATGACTTCGATAAGGATAAAAACTTTTACAGAGTTCTCTTCCGCCCTGGGTTCCCGATTCAGGCAAGAGAACTTACTACAATGCAATCGATCCTGCAAAATCAGGTCGAAGCAATGGGGCAGCACCTATTCAAGGAAGGTGCGATGGTCATCCCTGGTCAGGTCGGTTATGACTTGAACGTGGAATGTATCTTAATCCAGCAAGCGTTCCTGGGTGTAGACGTTGAGACATATAGAACACAACTACAAGGTAAGATCATTGAAGGTCTGACCACTGGTATTAAAGCGAAGGTATTGTATTCCATTCCTGCCACTCAAAGTGAGCGTGGATACATTACATTCTATATTAAGTATATTGAATCAGGTGATACCACATCTGATGTAACGACAAAGAAATTCCAGAACAACGAACAGTTAGTTGCTGAACAGGAGATTACTTTCGGTAACACCCTGATCGAAACTGGATCACCCTTTGCTCAGATGCTTCCAGTAGAGGCCGCCCTTGTCGGTTCTACTGCTTATATTAGCGAAGGTGTTTATTTCATCCGTGGACACTTCGTTGACATTCCCTCCGAATATATCATTCTTGACCAGTACACAAACAACCCATCATACAGAGTCGGCTTCGAGGTTAGCGAGTCAATTATTACACCAGAGGACGATCCGTCTCTTACGGATAACGCCATTGGTGCGTCCAATTACTCTGCTCCTGGTGCTCACAGATTCAGAATCAAGACTCAACTTGTCAAGAAACCCATCAACGATGAGACAGACAAGAACTTCATCGAACTTCTGCGAATCAGAAATTCAACCGTCGAGAACTTCGTTGATCGTACAGAGTATAACGAGATTGAAAAATCGATTGCTCGTAGAACCTATGAGACGCACGGCGACTATGTTGTCGATACGTTCGATGTCCGTGCAAGAGAACACCTAAATGATAATTTCAACAACGGTGTGTTCACACCTGGTCAAACTTCTCCTGATGGACAAGTAGCATCTGAGCAATTTGCTGTTCTTGAAGTTGGTCCTGGTAGAGCATATGTAAAAGGTTATAGAACTCAGATTCTTGCACCTACCTATGTTGACACTCCAAAACCACGTACATTTGTAGGACGCAATAACCAGATTGTTCCTGTTGATCTCTCACAAAGAGTAGAAGTATATGATGTTTGGGGATGGCCACGTATCTCTGGTGAGAACGTAACAGAATGCTATCAAACTATTGACCTTAGAGATGACTGGACTGGTACTGGTCCTTCTAATAATGTTCAGGGTAACTTGATCGGTAAGGCAAGAGTCCTTCAACTTGAAAAAGATGGCAACAAGTATAACTTGTTTGTCTTTGACATTCAGATGTTTACTACTCTGAACTTTGCATCTTCACAAACCATCATTGATGGTGAGATGCTAGTTGGTCGTTCTTCTGGTGCCAGAGGTTATGTATACTCTGCTGCTGCTGACTATGCACTTGTTCACCAGGTATCTGGACGTTTCCAGAATGGTGAAGTTATCGAGCGTGATGGTCGTGTGTTAGATGTATTGAATGCATCTTACTCTTATGATAGATCTGATGTTCGTCAGGTTGTTGGTTATGAGTCAAGCAGTAATGCTACTCCAATCTTCACAGCATCACTTGCTCTGACAGAATCACTGTCATTGCTTGGTAAGACTATCACTGTTGACCAGGCATCTGGACAAGATATTCAAGGTTTCGATACTGAGTTCTCTTCTGACCTTCGTGCTGGTGATGTTATTTCACCAACTAACACGGATTCAAAAGGTACAACCTCACTGCGTGTGAAGCGTATCGATCCTACTGCCGTTGCATTTACAACTAACAACAGAAAAAATACTGGTTTGACCCCAGTGTTTGACTTTGGTACACAGGAAGTAAAAATTGACACTAGTTTGACTAAGGGTAGTATTACTGATGCAGAATATCCTGCAACTCAGTTTACTCGTTTGCGTCCTTACTTCTTCGAGAAAGACAACAGAGATGGCGAACTCGCTATCGATATGCCAAAGCGTGCTATCAAGTCAGTCTCTGATGAATCATTCACTGTTATCAAAACGTTTGCAAACAAACCACTTTCCTCTGGTGATGTGACATTCACACTGCCTGAGAACGAACAGTTTACTACTCTTGATGGTGAAAACTACAACCTCACTATCACTCAGGGTGCTAATGACAACACTGGATATGGATGGGTAGTTGGTACTAACCTAGACATTGAAGCAGAATATGAAAAACAGTCTCCTACTATTGGAGTATCGTTTGGTGCTAATAGACAGTCATTGCAGATCACTGGTCTGAATGATGGTTCTGGTGGTACTGTCAATAACATTTCTAATGTTACATTGACTGCTGCTGTATCTGTCAACACTGTATCTAAGAAGATTAAGACTGCTGCGAAGATGAGGACCATGAAGGTCATTCGCACTAGAAACCAAAATGATGTGACAAACTACGGTTTGGCATATGGTAACCTATATGGAACACGTATTGAAGATGAAGAGATTTCATTCGCACTGAATGATGTCTACGATCTCCATGCAGTATTTGAGTCAGAAGATGACGATGATGCAAAAGTTCCTTATGTTACTCTGACCGAGAACGTCTTCTATGACAATGGTTCTGTGGTTGTTGGTAGAACATCCAACGCCAGAGCAAGAGTTGTAGCATTCAACTCTAACAACAACAGACTATATGTTGTTCCTGTAAGTACAGAGTTCTTCCAGACTGGCGAAACTATTGATGGTTTTGATAATGATCTGAATGCCTTAGTTGGTGTTATTGATGACAGCGAAGGTTCGCTGGAAAGAGGATCTAAAAATATTACCAGTAACTTCTACTTAGATACAAACACCACGTCATACTATTATAGTGTGTCGAAGATGGTGAGAAAGGCAGGTACATCAGAACCTAAGCGTAAGTTAGCAGTTGTATTTGACTACTTCATTCATGAAGCATCAGGTGATTACTTCACTAACCAGTCATACACTGGTATCGGATTCTCTGAGATTCCTAGAACCCGTGGTGATCGTAACTCACAGTATCTTACTGACACACTTGACTTCCGTCCTGCTGTTGGTGAACTAGCATCAGGTAGTGGTACTGTTGAACAACCTTTCTTTGTGAACTGTAAGTCTCTGGACTTCCCATCTCGTGTGTTCACATCAGCAGGTGGTGCTGGTGGTTCGACCATCTTTAATATTCCTAAGGTAGAAGATCAGATTCGTTTGGATTACGAATACTATCTCCCACGTCAGGACAAACTGTTCATGGCACATGATGGTGATCTGAAACTTTCCAAGGGTGTTCCTTCCGAAGATCCAGCAGAAGCAGATGACCTTGACAATGCCATGTTGTTGGCGAAGATTAGATATGAACCCTATGTGTATGATGTAGAAGATGATATTGTCATCACCCTACACCAGCAACGTCGTTACACGATGGAAGACATCGGTAACATGGATCGTAGATTGCAGTCTCTGGAATACTACACATCTTTGTCACTCCTAGAAGCAGATGCTAGAAATGCGAAAGCATATGACTCTGATGGTTTTGATAGATTGAAGAATGGTTTCTTGGTGGATGACTTCACCGACCACTCTACTTCTGACACTGAGAACCAAGATTATAAGTGTTCTCTCGACTTCACTGAGGGCATCCTCCGTCCATCACACTACACTTCTAACGTTTCATTACTGTATACTCAATCACTTTCCAGCAACTTGGTGTATTGGAGAGAGAACCCTGCACTGGGTGATAGAAAGGGTGCCAACATCCTGACTCTTCCATATGAAGAGATTGCTATCATTGTTCAACCTTATGCATCTCGTTTGGAGAATGTGAACCCATTCAACGTGTTTACGTTCATTGGTCGTATTGATCTCCTTCCTGCATCTGATGACTGGACCGACACCCGTCGTGTTCCTGCTCGTGTGACTACTATTGAAGGTAACTTCCGTGCCACTCGTGAAAGACTTGGTACAAACAATAGAGGTTTTGCTCCTGTTCAGTGGCGTTCTTGGAGAACGGCATGGACTGGAACACGTAGAAGTAATACAAGAACATGGAGAGAGACATCATTCTCCCGTGGTGTTCCTAGACGTATTCTTCAAGGATCTACTACTGTTACTACACGTCGTCAGGTTAGATCTGGTACAAGAATTAGAGTTGTTCCTAGAATTGACCGTCGCTCCTTGGGTGATAGTGTCATCGACAGTACATTCATCCCATGGATCCGCTCTCGTAACGTTGGTTTCGACGTTGAGCGTGTGAAGCCAAAGACCAGAATGTATGCATTCTTCGATAACGATAACATCCAGAACTATATTGTTCCTAAGTTGATCGAAATCGTCAAGAACTCTTCTGAGGATAGTAACACCAACGAGACTCCATTTGTTATTGGTGAGACCATCTATGGTTTGAGATCTGGTTGTAGGTTCAGAGTTGCTGCACCTAACAATGATATGGTAACCAACCCATACTCAGCAACTAATGATGCTCTGCCTGATTCTTATGCATCGCAGACTTCTGTCATTAACATCGATACTAACATTCTTGCTGCTACTGTTAACCCTAACTTCTATGGTAACTTCTCAGTTGGTGAAGTATTAGTTGGTAACACTTCTGGCGCTCGTGCAGTTGTTAAGGACCGTCGTCTAATCTCCGACTTGGTTGGTAGTATTAAAGGTGCTTTCTTCATTCCTAACCCTGCAAATAACTCTAACCCACGTTGGGCAACAGGTTCGAGGGTGTTCAGATTATCCTCCTCAGAGCAGGATAGCAGACTCCCTGGTGCCGTTGATTCTGCTGCTGAGGCAGAATATACCGCCAGAGGTACATTAAATACATTGCAAGAAAATATCCTTGCTGTTCGTAATGCAAGAGTTGTTAGAGACACTGTTAACCAGAGAAGAACAGTTCGTTCTGTTCGTACTAACACTCGTCAAGTTGGTTGGTGGGATCCCCTGGCACAATCATTCTTGCTGGAAGAGCAAGGTGGTACATTTGTGACAGGTGTTGATATCTTCTTCGGTACAAAAGATACCAAGATTCCCATCTCAATGCAGATCCGTCCTATGGAAAATGGATATCCTACTAAGGACATCCTACCTTTCTCTGACGTTACTCTGAAACCATCTCAGGTTGAGGTATCTGATAACGCATCTATTTCAACTAGATTTACGTTCCCTGCACCTGTATACATTCCAGAATCAGAAGAGCATTGCTTCGTTCTATTCTCTGACTCTAACGAATATAAGGTATGGATCTCACGTATGGGTGATATTGATATCACTGGTACAAGAACGATCTCTGAACAACCATATGCTGGTGTTCTCTTCAAATCACAGAACGCATCCACATGGACTGCTGACCAGTATGAGGATTTGAAGTTCAACCTATTCCGTGCATCATTCAATACCTCTGTTATTGGTACAGCAACGTTCACTAACTCTGAACTTGGTGCTGGTAACGATGGTATTAGTTCATTGACTGTCAATCCTTTGATTACAGTTGAACCTAAGCAGACGTTGCAACTACCAACAGGTAATAGTTACAACTACACAATTGGTGCTCGTTTGATTCAGTCACCATCCAATGCTGAGGCAACTATTGAAGAGTTTGACTCTACATCTAACCCACAACTTCTTACAGTTAAAGGTATTATTGGTACCTTTGAGCAAGGTTTCCTTGATGGTAATGGAAATCCATTCCAAGCATTGAAGTCTTCACAGTCTGTGGTTACATTCACACTGTCATCGACACCCACAAATGGTACTCCTGAATCAGGTGACACATTGGTTGGTGCTAACAGTGGTGCTACTGCAACTATCACATCATTCGATCCTGCTGGTAACGGAACTATCGTTGCTAAGTTTGTTGATAAGGCATTCGATTCAAATGGAGAACAGTTGAACATTGCTGGTGGTAGTGTACAAGCACAGTACGCTGCATCTGGCGCTGTATATTCAGGTGACTCATATACTGGGTATCCTGCAATCACACCTACTGTTCGTACAGAAGATAAGAAGGTTGTTATTATTCATCCTAACCATGGTATGCACAACAGATCTAACAATGTTAAGATCACTGGTGTTGCATCCGAGATTCCAGGAACAGAACTAACACAGTCACTATCTACTGTTGCAACTAGCATCGGTGTTAGTAACGCTGGATCTTTCCATAAGATCGTCAACGGCAGACCAATTAGTACAACTAATCCTGGTTATGTGAAAGTCACTGGTGGGCAAATGTCTATCCAACCTGTCGGAGCAATCCCTGGTACTGATGGTGGTACAGAAGCATGGAACGACATTAGCGAATTACTTCCTAGTGAAATTATTGCTTACTCTGCTATTAGTGATGACGGTCAGACAATCACCGTTGCTCCTTCTGGTAGAGGCGCTGGCGGTACTGCTGCTAGTGAGTGGCCAACAGGAAGTAAAGTTGAGTGTTACAACTTGGATGGTATTCCACTGACCGAAATCAACAAAACTCACACTGCAATTCAAGATCCTACTCTGGACTCTTACACAATTGTAACTACATCTGTTGCTAGTATTGGTATCAGGACTGGTGGTTATAATGTTCAAGCAACTAAAAACATTCCGTTTGAACTTATCACACCTACCATTCAGATCATGCAATTCAAGGAAACACCTATTGTTCCTTCAATGAATACTACAACTGGTACATCAATTGGTAATGGTTCTAGTATCGCTGACCAGGCATCGTTCGTTAACAACGGCGTCTATGATGAGATTCAATTGAATGAAGAGAACTACTATGAGACTCCTAGAATCATTGCTTCTCAGTTGAATGAGGACAACAAACTTGAAGGTAACAAGTCATTGACATTGAAAGTCAATATGAACAGCAGTCTTGATAACTTGTCACCTGTTGTTGACCTTGACCGCGTATCTGTGATCACAACATCTAACAGGATTAACACCTGGGAAGGTGGTGCTCAGGTGTTGGGTCTCCAATCAGAGATTAACCCACAAGGTGATGTATCTACACTACCTTACGGTGATCAGAATGATGCAGTTTACTTGACAAGAGTCGCAAGACTTGCTAACGTTTCAAGGTCCATTCGCTTGATGATCTCCATGCAAAGGTATGGTGATTCTAATATCGATGTCTACTATCGTATCCAGAAACCTGGTTCCGAGAAGCAGATGAGTGATATTGGATTTATCAAGATCCCTGTACCAGAAATTGGTGCAACCAATGTGAGTGAGAATGAGTGGGAAGACTTTGAGTACACAGTCGAAGGCGAGGAGTTCCAAGCATTCCAAGTCAAGATTGTGATGAAGTCTAAGAACCAAGCGAAAGTGCCACTGATCAAAGACCTTAGAGCAATTGCATTCGCATCATGAAGCGTGACATTCCAAAATATATCCCTGTCGAGGGGGACGATAACAGAGGACTTTTTAGAGATAAAGATTCCAATGCTGTCCTCCTAAGGGACAAGGATATCTATGATAAATATATGCAGTCGTATTCGGAACGACAGCGTAAGAAGAATGAGTTTGCCACTTTACAAACAGAGGTAAATGAATTAAAATCTGATGTGTCCGACATTAAAAGTCTACTTATACAATTAATTAACAAAGGAGAGTAACTATGCCTGCTGATGTGCCCGAAGTTCAAGATGCTGCTGAACTGCTAGCAACATTCAAAGAACGCTACAATCGTCTTGCAAATGAAACCAAAGAAATGCAAGAGAAGATTCGTCAGAATGAACAAACTGGTTTGAAACTTATGGGTGCTATTGAGACCCTTGAATATCTGAATCCTCCTGATGAAGACGAAGTAACAGAAACCGAAACAACCGAAGAATGAAAAACAAGAGGACCTTCGGGTCCTCTTTTGTTTTAGGTATAAATAAACAAGAGACATCCTGACCCTGCTAGCGTTCATAAGCAATGGCAAATAGAATCCAATTAAGACGTGACGGCGCTCAGCAGTGGGCGAACGTCAATCCAATCCTTGCCCAAGGTGAACTTGGCATCGAACTTGATACATCTCGATTAAAGATCGGAGATGGCGTTACACAATGGAACTCGCTTAAATATGAGAGACCGCTTGAAGCGGATTCTAACATTGCCAACACTCTCGTGAAGAGAGATGCTGATGGTAACTTTGAAGCAGGTGCTATTACTGGTACGTTGATTGGTAATGCTGCAACCTCAACTAGACTTGCTAACGCTAGAAACTTCACCTTGACAGGTGACATGTCTGGTTCTGCATCATTTGATGGTTCTGCTAACATCAACATCACAGCAGAACTGAACTTCCAACCTGGTCTTCCACACTACGATCCTAACGATCTGGATGCTCAGGCAACATATACTAGACTGACAATTGACTCTCGTGGTCGTGTTGTTACTGGTGATAATCCTACAACTCTGGCAGCGTTTGGTATTGTTGACGCTCAGGCTTTGGATTCAAACCTGACTTCTATCACTGCCATCAGCACCATCGGTATGCTGACAAGAACTGGTAGTGGTACATATGCTACCCGTTCAGTAACTGGTGCTCCTGGTCGTATCCTGACCTCAAACGCTAATGGTCAGTCAGGCAACCCACTAGTTGATCTTGCTGATACTCCTGTTGTGGTTGGTTCTTATAACCCAACTGCATCTGTATCTCTTAATCAACCAGAAACTTCTGTCGCTGAGTCGAATAGTATTCACCAGACAGTTAACACAACAGACTTTACCGTTGATAGATATGGTCGTCTTACTTATGCAGTAACTGCTCCAATCTCTACTGCAAGAGAAGGTACGCTTCAACCCTTCTATGATAATGCTACTGCATATGTTCGATACGACAAAGTTAAAGGTACGAATGATCGCCTGTATGAGGCTATCCTTGATATTAACGCTGGCGGCGGTGAACCGACACACACAGACACCTCCGATACAGGGTCTTGGAGATATCTCGGATCTGCTCTAATTCCTCAGAAAGGACTTGCTTCTTTCTCACAGGAAGATTTTGATGTTACTATCTGGGATGAGGCAAGTGATGTTCAGGGTGGTTATGTTACCATCGCAGAACGTGGTGTTGACAACTTACAACTCCAAAACAATCGTATTGGTTTCGCTGACGGTAATACCGTAGAAAATTTTGAACTGGATCAAGAACTTACTGCAACCACTGGATACAGAGGATTCAATTATCTTAACTATCTTAAAGTTAATGATACGAGCGGTAATCTACTCTTTGGCGCTAATAATACGGGGGACAGCGGAGCTGGCGAACTTGATGTTAATGTACGGTCGTACTTCTCTGACCCTGATATTACTCTTGACGGTGTTCTTGATCAGAAACTGGATAAAACTGCTGATGGTAACTTAACCTTCCAGCACACTCAGAACACTGCTACCGATCGCACCCTGCTGATTAATGCTACTAATGCAGGCAGTGGTGATGCACTTATTAATATTACATCTGAAAATGATATTACGATCTCTGCTACTCATGTAGATAACAGAGTCAATGTAGAAGATTATCATTTCCAAGATAATGTTTTCTCTACAACCAACGCCACCATGGTGTTGGATCCTAACGATGATGATGACGTTACAGGTCTAGTCCAGATCCGTGGTGATCTACAAGTTGATGGAACAACCACGACTGTCAACTCAGTCACGACCACCATTCAAGATCCCATCCTGACCCTTGGTGGTGAGGATACTCTTACAATTGATGACAATAAGGATCGTGGTATCGAGTTTAGGTACTATGATTCACAGGAACGATTCGGATTCTTTGGTTGGGATGAAGACTATGCAAACGCTAACATATGGACTGGCACTGGCGGGTATCGGTTCCTCTACAACGCGACTAACACAAGCGAGGTTTATGCTGGTACAGACGCTCCTCTTATTGCTGGTAACCTCAGGCTCACAACAGACACAGGATCCACATCTACCACAACTGGCACCCTGGTAGTAACTGGTGGTGTCGGTATCTCCGAGAATGTATACATCGGTGGTACAGTTGACATTGCTAATGACTTAGATATTAACAGTGGTGAGTTTGTTGTCACTGCTGCTAATGGTAACATCTATACACAGGGCGATCTACAAGTTGATAGTAACGTTACTCTGGGTAACGCATCATCTGATACTGTCCTAGTTAACTCTGACACTACGTTTGAAGATGATGTAAGGATTGTTGGTCCTAACACTGTCTTCTCTATTACTAACGGCACTGCCGAGAAGTTTGTTATTGATACTGATAACGGAAACATTCATTCGGATGGCACCCTTGATGTTGATAGTGGTGTAACATTCAACAGCACATTAGACGTTGATGCCGCTGTTACTTTCAATAGCACACTCGATGTTGATGACGATTCAGTCTTCCACAATGACATCACTCTCGATACCACTGGTAAGTATTTCAAGATTACCAATGGCACTACCGATAAGTTTACTGTCCTGTCCACAAACGGTAACACTGACATCCGTGGTACACTTGACGTAGGATCTGCCGTACATCTTGAAACTACTCTACAAGTTGATGGAAACATTACCCTTGGTAATGCTGCTTCCGATACCATTACTGTTAATTCGGACGCTACTTTTACCGACAACCTCACAGTCAACCAGGCGGTTGATTTCGATTCAACACTTAATGTTGATGATGCCGTTGATTTCAATTCTACTCTGGTTGTCGATGGTCAAACAACAATTTATGACTCTGTAATTTTACAGAGCAATAACGAAGTATTTAATATTAATAATGGTGCTGCTATCACGCAGTTCTCTATTGACTTCGACAATGGTAATACAATCATTGGACGTGACGGTGCTGGAACAGGTACTCTTACAGTTCATGGTGATTCGACCTTCAATGACAATACCAGTTTTACAGATAACGTAACGATTGGTAATGCAAATACTGATACACTTACTGTTAATAGTGTATCTCAGTTTACTGATGATGTAACTGTTGATGGTAGTCTGCTTATTAATACAAATGCAACTGTTGAGGGTAACTTAACAGTTAACGGTACTACAACAACAGTCAACTCAACCGTTGTCACATTAGACGATCCTATTATCACCTTGGGTGGTGACACTGCTCCTACTAGTAATGATGCTAAGGACCGTGGTGTTGAGTTTAGATATTATGATTCCACTGCCAGAATTGGATTCTTTGGTTGGGATGTTTCTGCTTCCAGATACGCAATGTATCATGCAGCAACAAATTCCTCTGAGGCATTCAATGGAACTCGTTCGGGTCTAGACCTCGGTAGTATCAAGTGTTTCGATGCAACTAATGCAACTAACTCAGCATCAGGTGCTCTGATTGTTGGTGGTGGTGCTGGTATTGGACTTGACCTCTATGTTGGCGATGACTTAGTTGTTGCTGATGATGGATCATTTGGTGGTGACGTTAGTATCACAGGCACACTGGATGTAACGGATGACTTCGCTGTCTCCAACAAATTTACAGTTGATGCACAGACTGGTAATACATTTGCTGCTGGTACGTTTGCTGCCAATGGCAATTGCACCTTTGGTAACGCAGCGTCTGATAGTCATACAATTAATGGTGTAGTCCAGTTTAATAATGAACTGACTTTCGTTAAGAGAGCAAACATCCGCAACCTGAAAGTTGCTACGGATGCTGCTAACGAGATCAGCACATCCTCTGGTAATCTGATTCTTGATTCTACTGGTGGTACTGTCAACATTACAGACAATGCTGACATTGATGGCGACCTTAATGTTGATGGTGATACTCAAATCGATGGCACACTGACAGTTGATGGAAACACAACTATCGGTAATGCTGCTGGGGATGCTCACAGCGTCACGGGTACTGTCACATTCAACCAAGCGATTACTTCCACCGATATCACAGCAGATGATATCAAGATCGGTGTTGATGGTGCTACCGAAATCTCCACCACTGCTGGTAACTTGATTCTTGATTCTGCTGGCGGTAAAGTCCACGTCACAGATAATGCTGAGATTGATGGATTCTTACAGGTAGATGGTAATACAACTCTTGGTGATTCAGACGTTGATACCCTGACTGTCAATGCAACGTCAACATTCAATGCTTCCATAACTTCACAGCAGATCACTGCTAAGAACGTTAGGATTGGTGTTGATGGTAACGGTGAAGTTAGTACCACATCAGGTAATCTAACAATTGACTCTGCTAGTGGCGAAACTATTATTGATGATAATGCCAGTATCACTGGAACACTTGATGTTACTGGTGTTACAACTATCACCGATAACCTGACCATCAATGCTGCTACTAGAACAGTTGCAATTCAAAATGGTGCAGGCGCTAACAAATTTACTGTTGCAACTAGCACTGGTAATACACTGATTGAAGGTACTGTTGACATCAACGGTGCCACAGTTATTGATGATAGTCTGAATGTAACTCAGGCAGTTGATTTTGATTCTACTGCAAATATCGATGGCATTACAACCATCACCAATACTGCTAATGCATCTTCTGGTGCTACTTACTCTGCTGCTGGCGCTCTGCAAGTTGCAGGTGGTGTATCGGTTGGTGATGATTTATCAGTTAAGGATAACGTAAAAGTTTATGGTGATCAAACTGTATTAGGAGACACTCTACTTGTTTCTGATGAAGAAGTACAGGGAAGAGTTAGTCTTACTAAGGCAGAAAATCCTGCTAGTCTGAGTGCTAACGCTCCATTGATGGTCACCCAAGGTGGTGCAACTATCAGCAATGATGTATTCATTGGACAGTCACTGTTCCTCGGACCTAACGCAGGCACAACTGTTACTATTAATGGTGTAACAGGTAACACTGATATTACAGGTACCTTAGACGTTGCTGGTTTAACAACTCTTGGACAAGCAGCGATCAGTACGATTACAACAACTGGTGCTGTAAACATTGGTGGTACTACAACAGTTGGTGCTAACAAGTTTGTTATCAACTCTGCAAGTGGTAACACTGATATTGCAGGTACTCTTGATGTTCTCGGAGCAACTATCATTGATGACATCTTCAATGTAACAGGTGCTGTGGATCTCGATAGCACTCTGAATGTTGATGGTGAGACTACACTCAACGACGCACTGACTCAGAATAGCACTTCACTCTTTAAAGATAACGTAGTCCTTCGTGGTGCATCTAAGACACTTACACTTCAAAATGGTAGTGGCACTGATAAGATCACTCTTGCATCCACAAGTGGTAATGTTACTGCTGCTGGTCTTACAACTACCAACACACTTGACGTTACTTCTAACTCCACAATCGGTGGCACACTGGGTGTTACAGGACAGATTACTGGTAATGTAACTGGTGACCTGACAGGTACTGCTGATAAGTCAGACCTTGCTGATGTTACCGATACCACAACATCTAACCTTACTTACTATCCTACATTCGTTTCTACGAATACTGGACACACTGAGATTCGCACTGACTCAACAAACCTCACATACAATCCGTCTACTAACAGACTGACGGTTGCTAACTTCCGATCAACCACCAACTTTGAAGTCCAAGGTAACTTGAATGTTACTGGTGCCTTGACATTCTTCGAGTCACAGGTTGGTAGTATCGCTAACCACGATACTGATGCTTTGGCAGAAGGAACCGCTAACCTCTACTTCACTGATGAGAGAGTCGATGACAGAGTTAACGCTCTGATCACAGGTGGCACTGGTATCACTGCTACATATGATGATGCAGGTAATATCCTGACTCTGAGTGCAACTCAGGGTGACATCAACACCGACAACATCACAGAAGGATCTACTGCCCTATTCACCACTGCTGCACGCACAAGGTCACACTTCACGTATGGCACTGGCATTGAACATGATGGATCTGGTGCTCTTTCTGTTACTCAATCTGATATCAATACTGATAATGTCACAGAAGGATCCACAAACATCTTCTTTACCAACGCTCGCGCTAGGGGTGCATTTAGTGCTGGTGGCGATCTCGCTTATAACGCTAGCACTGGTGCATTTAGTGTAACCACCTTTAAGACTACTGATGCTCGTGGCGCTGTAAGTGCTACTGGCGATCTGTCTTACAATTCTGGCACTGGCGTCTTCTCTTATACCACACCCGACTCGGATGGTATTGCTGAGGGAAGCACCAACCTTTATCACACTGCTGGTCGTGTTGATACTCGTATCGCACTTCAAGTTGGTGCAAACCTTGACCTGACTAATCAGGACACTGCTGATCTGGCAGAGGGCACTAACCTCTACTATACAGATGCTCGTGCTGATGCTCGTGTCGCACTTCAAGTTGGGGCAAACCTTGACCTGAACAGTGTAGACACTAGTGCCCTAGCAGAAGGATCTAATCTTTATTACACAGACGCTCGTGCCGATGCTCGTGCATCAGCAGCCATCACCGCTTTGGGTCTTGGCACTGCTGCTACCACTGCGGCAACTGCATATGCAACTGCTGCACAGGGCACACTTGCTGCTTCTGCTACACAACCAGGTGATCTGGGTGCTGTCGCTACCAGTAATGACTATGATGATCTTACTAATCTGCCCACACTCTTCTCGGGTGCCTATGCAGATCTGACTGGCAAACCTACATTATTCTCTGGTGCATACGCTGACCTGACTGGCAAACCTACATTATTCTCTGGTGCTTATGGAGACCTAACTGGTCTGCCCACACTGGGCACTGCTGCTGCAACAGCATCTACTGATTATGCAACTGCTGCACAAGGTGCAACTGCTGACTCTGCACTACAAGCAGAGACGATTGATCTTACAACCCTCAAATCCGTCGCTGCGGGTGCTGCTGATTTTGCAGCATTCCAGGCTGCAATCGCTGCTCTCTAATAACCAATGGCAATTCCAACTTCTAAGGCAGAATTAAAAGAATACTGCCTCCGTAGACTGGGTAAACCAGTCTTGGAGGTGAACGTATCTGATGATCAGTGTGATGATGCCATCGATTATGCTATTCAAAAGTTCCAAACATATCACTATGAAGGTGCTGAGAGAGTTTATCTAAAACATCTCTTTACTTCTGCTGAAATTGCAGCGGGTCGTACTAATACAGATACTACTGGTGCTGATGGTACTACTGTCTGGTCTGAGCAAAATACATATCTAACAGTCCCAGATCATATTCTGGCAATTGAAGGTATGTTTGCTTTTACTGACAAAGGCACTCGCAGTATGTTTGATATTCGTTATCAGATGAGACTGAATGATCTGTATGACTTTACGTCTACACAGTTCTATCACTACTATATGATTCAGCAACATCTGTCTAGTATTGACTTCATGCTGGAAGGTCTGAAACCTATCAGATATAATAATGTTCAAGACAGAGTATACATTGATTTTGACTGGACTGAGGATGCACTTTCAGATCAGTATGTGATCCTTAAATGTTGGCGTGCTTTGGATCCAAACAGTTGGACAGAAATCTACAACCAAATGTGGATGAAAGATTATGTTACTGCTAAAATTAAAAAGCAGTGGGGTCAGAATCTTACTAAGTTCACGAATGTCCAAATGCCAGGTGGTGTCACTCTGAACGGTGAGATGATTTATAACGATGCTGTTGAGGAATTAAAGATCCTTGACGAACAACTTCGTACTACCTGGGAAACACCTCCCCTAGACATGATAGGATGATATGGCACTTAACAGTTTCTTCACCCAAGGTACAACAGGAGAGCAGGGTCTCGTACAAGATCTCGTCGATGAGCAGATTAAAATGTTCGGCAAGAACGTGTACTATATCCCAAGAACGCTCGTCAAAGAAGATAGTGTCTTCGGAGAAGATACACTATCCAAATATACAGGCGCATTTGAAGTCGAAGTATATTTGGAAGATGCTGGTGGTTTTCGTGGTGATGGCGATATCTTCGCTAAGTTTGGTGTCAGAATTCAAGACCAGGTTACCTTCATCATATCTAAACGAAGGTTTACAGCAGCAGTAGATGATAACGCTACTCTGATTGTGGAGGGTCGTCCTAATGAAGGAGATCTAATTCACTTCCCTATGGTGGGTAAAACATTTCAGATCCAGTATGTAGAGCATGAACAACCTTTCTTCCAGTTAGGTAAGATATACACATGGGGTTTACGTTGTGAACTCTTTGAATACAGTGATGAGGATATCGATACTGGTGTTGCAGAGATTGATGCTATTGAAGTCAATCATGCTAATGCTGTTGGTATGGTAATGGCCGAAGGTGGCACAGGTGATTATACAGTTGGTGAGACTGTGACTGGTGCTGTTACTAATACAACCGCCGAAGTGAAGTCTTGGGATAATGCTACTAGAACTCTTATTGTTATCAATAGGAGTGGTAGATTCTCATCTGGTGAAACTATGACAGGAGACACTAGTTCTGCCGTCTGGTCTACCTATACCTATAACACTATAAATAATGTGAACTCGGAATATGATCAAAATGTGGCAATTGAAACTGACGCAGATGCAATCATAGATTTCACACAAACTAATCCATTCGGTGAGTTTGGTAATAAAGGGAGCACAATCTAATGCTAGGAACTTATTCATATCACGGTGTAATTAAAAAAACCGTGGTTGCCTTTGGCACACTATTTAATAACATTGAGATCAGAAGATCCCAAGGATCCAAAACTGAGGTCATGAAAGTGCCTTTGGCATATGGACCTAAGGATAAGTTCTTAGCGCGTCTGCGTCAACTTGGTGATCTTACTACCAAGGATCAGGTGCAGATTACTCTGCCTAGGATTGCATTTGAGATTCAAGCAATCACATATGATCCAACAAGAAAGTTATCACCCACACAGTATATTAGAAATACTACTGCCGCTGGTGCTAACAACAAGGGGTTCATGCCAATCCCATATAATATTAATTTTGAATTAGCAATCCTTAGTAAGAATCAGGATGATGCTCTTCAAATCATTGAGCAAATTCTACCATTCTTTCAACCAAGTTTCAACATCACAATGAACTTGGTACCAGAACTTGGTGAGAAGAGAGACTACCCAATTACACTGGCAAGTATTGATTATGATGATCAGTATGAAGGAGATTATGATACTCGCAGAACTCTAATTTATACCTTACAGTTTGTTGCTAAGACATTCTTGTATGGTCCTGTACAGGATAACAGTGGTGAGATTATCACCAAGGCAATTGTGGATTACGCTACTGATTCTGTCAGAACAGCACCAAGAGAGGTGCGTTACACTGCTACTCCTGCATCTACAATTGATAGAAACTCTGACGCAACAACTACGTTGTCGTCAGCGTGTGATGATAATGATGGAATCATTAAAGTTACAGATGCATCTGGTCTTGTTATTCATACGAATATCCAGATCGATGATGAAGTTATGCGTATCGCTAAGATCGACGGAACACAGGTATTCGTTACCCGTGCTTGGTTGAACTCAACGAATGCAGCACACACTAACGGATCAGCGATTCATAGGATTACTGAGGCAGATCATGCCTTAGTTGATTCTGATGACAACTTCGGATTTAATGAACTATTCAGTGAATTTACAGATGGACTCTCACGAAACCCAACCACAGGCGCAGACGAGTAAGTATGATGGCATTGAGGATGCTCTCGATGTCAAAACTGAAATCGTCAAAGATGCAACACCAACACCTGTTACTGAGGTAGAAGTAACTACTTCCACCAAAGAACAATTAAAGAAAGACTATGAGTATACTCGTGGGAATCTTTACTCTCTGATCGAGAAAGGTCAAGAGGCAGTTGATGGCATCCTTGAATTAGCACAAGAGTCAGATCAACCAAGAGCATTTGAAGTTGCTGGACAGTTGATTAAACATGTGGGTGATGTTGCTGACAAACTAATTGATCTACAAAAGAAGGTCAATGACATTGAAGCACCAACTAAAACCAAAGAAGTTACCACAACAAACAATACTATGTTTGTAGGTAGCACAGCAGATCTTGCCAAGTTTCTAAAAGCGCAGCAAGATAAATAATAAAAACAACCAAGTAGTATAACCATGGATAGAGTTCGTGTACTGGCTACTGAGGTAACCCTCAGTGCAGCAACCAATCTGGGTAAGGCGACCGCTGTTCGTGTTGTCAATGACACTGCCGCCACCATCGTCTTAGTTATTGACGATGGTCCTGTTGTAACTGAGCGTGGAGACGGCACTAAGTATGTCGCTCTTGGATCACGTAATGCCAGTGTTGAGGCGGGTGGTGTTGTCTACTTGGAAAAAGATCCACTCGAAACCATCGATGGCGCTGGTCTGAAATGTACAAAAGTAGCACGTCAGTAACATGAATTTTTTCAAAGAAGAAGAATCAGATCGTCTTAAAGACAGACGCATGGAGCGCGGCGGTGTTGATGGCAACAACCGTTATAACAAAGCACCTGGCAAACCCAATACATGGGGTAAGAAACCTGGTAAAAAATATGATGGTATGTCTGCACTTGAAAAAGTGAAAGCAGATATCCGTGCCAAGCATGGTAAAGGTGCTATCAAAGAAGACGCCAAGATGGGCAAGCAGTCAGATGAGAAACTGGCAGCGTTGCATAAGCAAGTCAGTGGTGCTGACCAGAGTCTCCCATCTAATCAATTCATGTTGAAGAGAGTGACAAAGGAAATGAATCGCAGAAAGAAAGCAACTAAGACTGAGGGTTATGCCCCTGGTGATGTTGATCAGAAGGTTGGTGCTGTAACTCCTATCCCTAAGAAGGATCAAGATGATGCTCGTGCAAGAATCCTTGCTAAGGCAAAGGCTAAGCGTGCTGCACGCTTGAAGAGTGAAGGAGTAATCGTTGAAGGTAAGAAAAAGTGCAAAGAATGTGGGGGTAAAGGATGCTCTCACTGTAAGGACAAAGGTTACATGGTGACTCACGATTGTTCAAAGAAAATTGAACATGCTGAGTGGGGTGTTGGTGAGTGTATCTCTGAGATGCATACACTAGATGAGCAAGGTAACATCACTCACTATGATATTCTCTTTGAGCATGGTGTAGAGCAAAATGTACCTGTCGAACTTCTCACTACTTTGGTATCTGAGATGCATGAACATGCTATCAACGATGAGAAGAATGAGATTGTAGAGAAGAAAGGTCTGTGGGCAAACATTCACGCCAAGCGTAAGCGTGGTGAGAAACCTGCTAAGAAGGGTGATAAGGATTATCCTGCTACTCTGAAAGTGGAACGTGCTGACATGTGGCATCCAGATCCTGAGAAGGATAAGAAACTGGGTGGTCCTGGTGCTAATGCTCGTGCCCGTGAGGATAGTGCTGCTGCATCTAAACCAAAGACAGATCCTAAGAAACTGAAAGATGGTGAGTCCTACATGGACTATTCCAAGCGTCAGAAGGCAGCAAAGTCTGGTACTGCTGCTAGCAGATTAGCAGCGAAAGGTGCTAAGACTGGATCAGGTCAAGCACCTAAGGAGCGTAAGCGCGACAAGGTTGGTAAGGCACTTGGTAAACTGGTTGATAAGATCGGTGGTATCAAGAAAGAAGGCAAGTCCTACAAAGAGTTCTGTATTGAGGCTAGTGATCATGGCTGAAAAATTAGATAATGGCACGTACAAGTGCCCTTATTGTGGATTGACATCCCCAAGAAACCACCAACGTCCTAAGACTTGGATGGAAAAGCATGAAGCAAACTGCCCTAAAAGACCATGATCAGTTTTAAAGAATACATTTTCGAGGCAAAGAATTGTCCCGAAGGAACTAGTTACTGTAACAAGTGTGGGTCTTGTGTTCAAAAAACCTGTGATCAAAAGAAGGCAGAGAAGACAGTGAAAGAAGATGCTACTTCTAATAAGAAGATGCAACTTCAAAGAAAGCAACTCATGCTTAATCGTCAGAAACTGCAACTGCAAATGAAGTCAGTGCAGAAGAAGGATGCGTCTCAGGACATGAGCATGAAAGAAAGTGCATGGCAGCGTAAGGAAGGTAAGAACAAAGAAGGTGGATTGAACGAGAAAGGACGCAAGTCTTATGAACGTGAGAATCCTGGTTCTGATCTGAAAGCACCCCAACCTGAGGGTGGTCCTCGTAAGAGATCATTCTGTGCTCGTATGGGTGGCAACAAAGGTCCTATGAAGGACGAGAAGGGACGCCCAACTCGCAAAGCATTGGCGTTAAGAAAGTGGAAATGTTAGGATTCTATATTATATTCGGTGCCATAGTTTGTCTCATATGTTATGCTGGCACCGAAGAAACCATGCGTCTCTTTGCTTTCGTTGACATCCATATTAGATACAGTTTTGTTAAACTAAAATTATATTTCTTAAAACAAAGGGTAAGGCGTCAGTTAAGCAAAGATCTCGGGGACTACTCAAAACTAATTAAGGAAATTAAAGATGACCAACGATAAGGAACTGTCGGATCTCAAAATTGAGAGAAAGGAATGTCCTAAATGTGGTGCTACTTGGATCAACGGTCAACACCGTTGGAACACAGGTGCTATGGGTAGTGAACTAGACCTGGCAGGTTTGGTATGTAATACCCTAGCAGATCAAACTTGCATCAATCCCATACGAGGTATAGAAGGTGGTGATACGTGGGAGGATAGATTTGCGACTATACATAAGTTAGATAGAGAGAAGCGTGATGAATTCGAGGCTGAATAAACGTGTTGGTCCTCTGACACAAAAGGAGCGCGAAGAACATCAAATGCTTATGCTATCTCTTCGTGCTAGAATTCAAGAACTTCGCGAGCAAGATCAATGATGTTGCAGTTTGCTAGGTTCTGTGGAACAGTATTAAATAACCCATGGGGATGTGGACTATTGGCATGGTGCCTGGTCTTCGTTCCCATTATTGGTATGTGGGCAGTACATACTTATGGGTGGCAACATTGGGAACCATTTCATAGGAGTCACAAGTGAGAGTTGGATTAGTAGGTTTGGGTAAGTTGGGTCAGAATATATGTAAGCAACTAATTGATAATGATGTTGAAGTTTATAGTTATCACACAGACCGTCCCATACAAGATGAAGTATATGAACAAGGCAATCTAACTGGTTACGTTACATCATTAGAACTACTAAGAAATAAAATCAAGTTTGATACAAATATACATATTAGTGTAGGTGAAAAACCAGGTGTTTATATACTAACAGATAACTCATTCGATGAGTTAGTATTACATTGCGATCCTAGCGATGTAATTATTGATTACACAGATCATAATTATGGTGTAGATAGAAAAACATACGCTGAAAAACTAGGAGTAAGTTATATCCATGGTGGCCTTTACGGTCATAAGTATGCGATCCTTTCTTGTCAAAATGTCCTTAGCATTCTCTCACTAAATGGAACACGAAGAAGAGGAACACAGTTATGACTATCAAGTATCACTCAGAATAGCAGATGTATATGCTCTACATGATTGTGTCTGCGAACGTCTTAGGATGTGGGCAGGCGGTGAACCAATGCAGCAAGAACACTTATATTATTTGAGAGATTCTCTCTATCGTATTATTCTAGAAGACAGGTTTGAAAATTTATGAAATTTGAATTAGATATGGAGGACTACGCTATCATCCTCAATGCGCTACACTACTATAAGAAAGTAGAGAAGCGTGGCAACTTCAAACAATACAATGAAGATCGTGTCAATCAGTTGCGAGACAAGATGGCATATCAATTAGTACCTAGTGAATATTGCGAACCTAAATCATGAGTGCTGTATTTGTGTTTGGATTTGTTTTGCTACTCACGATAGGAATGGAACTTACTTGGCCTGTTAAGAAATGAATTTACTATTGCGTCCTCTTGATAATGCTAACGATCCTGTGTGGTCAGTAATCATTATGGTGATGCTGGCAGTTGGTGGTGCAGTGTTCGTAGTTGTATACATACTAAGAGAAGCATTTGCGGAGTTAGAAGATGGCAGCAATGACACCCCCAAGTCGGAAGAGTTGTTACAACTTCCGAGTGACGGAGATCAATCGTGTTCTTGATGGTGATACTATCGATGTCACTATTGACCTCGGGTTTGATTTATACAAGAAAGAAAGAGTTAGAGTTGCAGGCGTTGATACACCAGAGAAAAGAACGAGAAACTTAGAGGAGAAGGCTCTTGGAATCGACGCAACCAACTGGCTCAAAGAAAAACTCGAAGGTACTTTGGCTGGTGATGATGAGTTGTCTGTTAGGACTGAACTTGTTGGTGGCACTGGCAAATACGGGCGTCTTCTGGGTTGGCTTTACATTGGGGACGGAACTGTGTCCCTTAACGAGCAAATGATTGAAGAAGGATATGCTCACGCATACGATGGTGGCACCAAGGATATGAATCTGGAAAAACTAAAAGAGATTCGTAGAGCACACGGCACATTGGTGGAATGAAATGAGCGATCAGATCTATCTTGGTAATCCTAATCTAAAAAAAGCAAATGTCTCTCAGGCATTTACACCAGATCAGGTTGAAGAATATGTAAAGTGTAGTAAAGATCCTGTATATTTTATCAAAGAATATATCAAGATCATCTCACTTGACAAAGGTCTGATCCCCTTTACCATGTATGACTTCCAGGAGGACATGACCAGGAAGTTCCATGCTGAACGATTTAATATTGCAAAACTACCACGGCAGTCAGGTAAGTCTACCATCGTTACCTCATACCTGCTGTGGTATGTGCTGTTTAATGATAATGTGAATGTAGCGATCCTTGCTAACAAAGCAGCGACTGCTCGTGAGATGCTACAACGATTACAACTAAGTTATGAAAACCTCCCCAAATGGATGCAGCAAGGTATCTCCCAGTGGAATAGGGGGAGTCTGGAATTGGAGAACGGATCTAAAATTATGGCTGCTTCTACTTCGGCTAGCGCCGTTAGGGGCATGTCTTTTAATGTCATTTTTCTGGACGAATTCGCGTTTATTCCGAACCACATTGCTGATCAGTTCTTTTCATCTGTCTATCCTACTATATCTTCTGGTAAAAGCACAAAGGTAATTATCATCTCCACCCCACACGGGATGAATATGTTCTACAAACTCTGGCATGATGCTGAGAGGGGTAAGAACGAATACACAACCACAGAAGTTCACTGGTCAGAAGTTCCAGGAAGAGATGATCACTGGAAAGAACAAACGATTAAGAACACATCAGAGGAACAGTTCCGAGTTGAGTTTGAATGTGAGTTCCTAGGATCTGTTGATACACTTATCTCTGCTTCTAAACTTCGTACCATGGTGTACGATGAACCTATCCAAAGGAACAAAGGTTTAGATATATTTGAAGCAGCGCAAGAAGAACATCAATATGTAATTACAGTTGACGTAGCGCGTGGAGTAAGTAAAGATTACTCAGCATTTACAATCATCGACACTACCACAATACCATATAAGATGGTAGGTAAGTATAGAAATAATACTATTAAACCTTTATTGTTCCCAAACATCATACATCAAGTTGCGACAGCATACAACCACGCCTACGTGCTCTGTGAGGTCAATGATATTGGTGGACAGGTAGCAGACATTTTACAGTTTGATTTAGAGTATGATAACTTACTGATGTGTGCCATGAGAGGTAGAGCAGGTCAGGTAGTTGGTCAGGGATTCTCTGGGAACAAGACACAGATGGGTGTCAAGATGTCTACCACAGTTAAGAAGACAGGATGCTCTAACCTCAAAGCACTGATTGAGGATGATAAACTATTACTATCAGATTATGATGTCATTGCTGAGTTGACTACTTTCATTCAGAAAGGTCAAGCGTGGGAAGCAGAAGATGGATGTAATGACGACCTCGCTATGTGCTTGGTGATGTTCTCATGGTTAGCAACATCAGACTATTTCCGAGAGTTGCATGACAATGATGTGCGTCATAGAATGTACATGGAGCAGAAGGAAGCAATCGAAGCAGACATGGCACCATTCGGATTCATTGATGATGGGACTGAACCAGAATCATTTGTAGACGACAAAGGTGATAGGTGGCATGTTGATGAGTATGGTGACATGGCATACATGTGGGATTATAGATGAACCTAGAAGATGAATTTGAACTAGAACATCTATTACTAACTCAAAGACGTTGTAGAGTATGTGGCAAGACGAAAGATCTTCTTGATGGTTTTTATATGACACGAAAGGATAGAGGTAACATTCCTAGTGCATATGCATATGAATGTAAGGAGTGTACTATAAAAAGAGTATCTAAATCAAGGATTACAGATAGTACAAAGTACGAATACCCTGACTGGTAATAGGTTCACGTCCGAGTTCCCCAGTGAAAAGGTGCATTATTCTAAATAATAATAGCATCCATTGAACTTCACAGGAGAACCAAGCAAGATGGCCAACACACAGATTTCACCAGGTGTATTGGTTCAGGAAAGAGATCTTACTAACACTATTAACGCAACGATCGATAACGTTGGCGCTATTGTTGGTACTTTTTCCCAAGGACCCGTTGAAGAGATTGTCACAATTTCTTCCGAAAGAGAACTCATTCAAGTATTTGGTGAGCCGAACGAGCAAAACTACGAATATTGGTTTAGTGTCGCACAGTTTATGCTGTATGGCGGTACCTGTAAGGTAGTCCGTGCAGACAACTCTGCATTGAAGAACGCGATTGACACTGCAATCTTTACGCAGACAATCTTCTCAGCAATTGACGTTACATTGTCTGTCCAGAACGCTACTGGATTCGACATCAGCGATTTGCTTCTGATTGACGCAGAACTTATGTCAGTCACTGCTGTTACTGGTAACGACCTGTCAGTTCTCCGTGGTCAGAACGCTACCGCTAACACGTCACACGCTGGTGGTTCACAAATCACCCAGATCAAGACTGTCTCTGCTGCAACTTCACCCCTTAACCAAGGTGGTACGCTTGCTTCTAGTGCTACTGTACTTACCGTTACTTCTAACGCTGCACTTACCGCTGTAACAAACTCATACATCCAAGTGGGTGATGAGATCATGCAGGTTAGTGGTATCGCTGGTAACGATCTTACCGTTACTCGCGCACAACTTGGTTCAACTGCAACTGCTCATACTGATGCAACTGCCGTCAACCTGTTGAATGTTAACGTCAACCAGACCAGAATTAACGAGCAAACCAGCACTGGTGTTACTCCTCCTAAGATCAATAACATTGATACTTACGAAGCAACCACCGAGTATGCTGCTAACAACTGGAAGTTTGCTGCACGTACTCCTGGTACTTATGGTAACAGCCTTCGCGTCGTAATGACCGATGCTGGTCCTGATCAAGTTCTGTATCTTGCCGAACCTGGTCCTTCTGCTGCTGAATGGCAGATGCTTCCTGGTAAGAAAATCTCTTTCTCTGCTTCCACGATGCAGGGTCAGATTTTCAGTTACTCCTTGGTTCTTGAACTCAAAGCAGGCGCTGACCTGGTTGGTAAGTTCAAAGCAGATAACTTCTTCCAAGCAGATAGCGGAAACGTCACTGGTCGTATCCTTGCATACGAACCCAAGACTCGCACACTCGAACTGACTGTTGATTCTTCATCTTCTGGTCACATCGATGTCGATATGGTTCTTACCGAACTTGCCGATAACGGTGGTTCACCTGGTTCTGCAACTGGTAACACCGCTAAGCCTACTTTGGTTCAGCGTCGTCTTACTGTTGTTAACGATGAAGGCGCAACTGCTTTCAGCAAGAACATCACAATCAAAGATTCCAGCACACTCAACGGTGTCATCAACGATGGCGACGATGTTGTTATCCTTTCTGCCGAAAGTGAGTACATTTCCAGAGTGTATGGAAACAATCAGAAGTGGGCAAGCCTAGCACCACGTCCTGGTACTAGTGTGTGGGCAACTGAGCGTGGTGGTTTCCGCGACATGTTCCATATCTTGGTTCTGGATGGCGACGGTGGTATCACTGGTACTCCTGGTGCAATTCTTGAAAAGTTCACTGATGTGTCCAAAGCAGCAGATGCTAAGACACCCCAAGGTTCTACCCTGTATTACAAGGATGTCATTAAGGCACAGTCCGAGTACATCTTCTGGGGTTCCCACGAAACTTCACGTATCTTCGACGTTAATCCTTCACTGACGGGTGACATTGGTGATAACGTGTTGAACAAGAAGTATGACTTGTTCAAGAATGACTACTCCATCCTTTCTTTGGATGATCCTACTGGCACAAGTCTGCTGGCACAACCTCTGGTTAACACCAAGAACACTTCTACCTTGAAGTATCAACTTCGCGGTGGTGCTGATGGTTATAGTGCTGAGCGTGACAAGTTGTTCGATTCTTACGATCTGTTCTCTGATCCTGAGACCGAAGAAATTGATTATGTGATCATGGGACCTGCAATGAGCGACGGTGTTGACTCTGTTGCCAAGGCACAGAAGATGATCGACATTGCTGAGATCCGCCAAGACTGTCTCGCATTCGTTTCCGCTCCTCGCGATGCCATCATTGGTGTTGCTAGCAGCAGAGAGATTGTTAGCAAGACTGTTGAGTTCTTCGACCAACTGTCTTCCAGTTCCTACGTTGTCTTTGACAACAACTACAAGTACATCTATGACAAGTACAACGACGCCTACCGTTACATTCCTTTGAATGCTGACATTGCTGGTCTCGTTCTTGACACTGCTATTGAAGCAGAACCATGGTTCTCTCCTGCTGGTTTCACCAGAGGTCAGATCCGTAACGCTGTCAAACTTGCATACTCTCCTTTGAAAGAAGAGAGAGATTCACTCTATGCTGCACGAGTCAACCCAGTTGTTGCTTTCCCTGGCGAAGGCATTGTACTCTTCGGAGACAAGACTGGCATGGCAACTGCATCTGCATTCGATCGTATTAACGTTCGCCGTCTCTTCCTGGTAATCGAAAGAGCAATTAGTGATGCTGCTAAGAATCAACTGTTTGAAATCAACGATGAGTTTACTCGTCAGTCTTTCAACGACATTGTTGATCCTTATCTCAGAGGTGTTCAATCACGTCGTGGTGTTGAAGATTATCTAGTTGTTTGTGATTCAAGCAACAACCCTGATGATGCTATTGATCGCGGTGAGTTCTTCGCTGAGATCTTCGTGAAGCCCACACGCTCCATCAACTTCATCACACTTCGCTTCACTGCTACTCGCACTGGCGCATCCTTCGCTGAAATCGTAGGTTGATTAAGTGGGGAGGATAACCTCCCCTTTCCCCATTTCGTAATGACATTCAATTAATTATTCTTCCCCAGGAGAAACCCCCAAAATGTCAAGTCCAATTAGAAGAAACAATAGAAAGAGAAATCCCTCTAACAGAAATGGTGTGCAGTCAGATGCCAATCTGATGCAGTTTAGGAACAACATTCAGGATCTTGCGAGACCTAATCTGTTCCAAGTGACTATTCAATTCCCTCTGTTTGACAGCAACCCAAGCCGTGGTGGTGGTGGTGCTAACAAAAAAGGTAGAGGAGAGCGCAGAAGTGGTAACACTGAAATGCCCGAGCGTTCAACATTCTTGGTGAAAGCAGCAAACTTGCCTGCATCCACTATCGGTGTTGTTGAAGTGCCATTCCGTGGTCGTCAATTGAAGATTGCTGGTGACAGAACATTTGAACCATGGACTGTTACTATCATGAACGAAGAGACCATGGCGCTTCGCGAGCACATGGAAAGATGGGCAGAATACATGCAGCAGAATCAGTATAACTACCAGTCTGCTGATTCCATTCGCGACTATCAGGCAAGTGCAACTGTCGATCACCTAGATAGACAGGGACAGTCAAACGGTTCATATCGTTTTGAAGGTATTTGGCCTTCTAACATCTCTGCAATTGATCTTGCATGGGATAGCAATGATACCGCTGAGGAGTATACAGTTGAATTCCAAGTTCAATACTGGGAGAAGACTGATGACTCTAACATGTCTCATGGTCGCCGTAGGAACAACCGCCGTAACCGTAACAAGAAGGGTAGAGGTCGGTCCTGATTAGAACCTACATAGTTGAAACTGCTAAATAGTATTTGAAGTAATTACTTTCAATTGATGTCTCAACTATTTGGTTATTCGTTAGATCGTAAGAAGGGTCAGGCAACTGGTCCTTCTTTTGTTCGTAAAGAATCAGACGATGCTGCCCAACCAATTTCTGCTGGTGGGCACTTCGGACAATATGTTGAGATGGGTGACGCTGCTAACAAAGCAAGCGAAGCAGATTTGATCGGTAGATATCGTGAGATGTCTTTGCATCCAGAAGCGGATGCTGCTATTAATGATGTTGTCAACGAAGCGATTGCTGGGGATCTGAATGATCACCCCGTGGATATTGACCTCCAACACTTGAAAGTCTCTCAGACTCTGAAAAATAGAATCCGAGAAGAGTTCGTTAATGTTCTAGTGCTTCTAGATTTTGATAGAAAAGCATACGATATCTTCCGTAGGTGGTATATCGATGGACGCTTGTTCTATCATAAGATGATTGATACTAAGAACCCTGCTGCTGGTATCACAGAGTTAAGGTATATCGATCCACGCAAGATCAAAAAGGTTGTTGAATTTGACAAACCTAAGGATCGCGCACAACTCATTGACCCACAGATCACATCGATTGTTCCTAAATCGATTGAGTATTATATCTACTCACCGAAAGGTCTGAAAGGATATGAGAATAACGGGATCAAAGTTGCACCAGATGCTATCACATACTGCCACTCTGGTCAGTTGGATATGCAACGCAACTACGTGCTATCCCATCTTCACAAAGCAATTAAGGCACTCAATCAACTTAGAATGATTGAGGACTCTCTGGTCATCTATCGTTTGTCCAGAGCACCTGAACGTCGCATCTTTTATATTGATGTTGGTAATCTGCCTAAGCAAAAGGCAGAGCAATACCTACGTGAAGTGATGTCTCGCTATCGTAACAAGTTGGTGTATAACGCTGACACTGGTGAGATTCGTGATGACAAAAAGTTCATGTCTATGCTGGAAGATTTCTGGTTGCCAAGACGTGAAGGTGGACGCGGTACTGAGATCACCACACTGCCAGGTGGACAAAACCTAGGTGAGTTGGAAGATGTCAAGTATTTCCAGAAGAAACTGTATCGCTCACTCAACGTACCTGAGTCACGTTTAGAATCTGAAAGCAGTTTCAATGTCGGTCGTAGTGCCGAGATCACAAGAGACGAAGTTAAGTTCCAGAAATTTGTTACACGACTTCGCAAAAAGTTTAGTGATTTGTTTAGTGATCTTCTGAGAACTCAACTTGTTCTCAAAGGTGTCATCACACTTGATGAGTGGGATGATATGAAAGAGCACATCCAGTATAGTTTTATCGCTGATAACTACTTTGCTGAGATGAAAGAGAAGGAGGTGATGACAGAACGTCTCGCACTTCTTCAACAAATGGATCCTTATGCTGGTAAGTATTTCTCTCTGGAATACCTACGACGCAACATCCTCAGGCAATCTGATGCTGAGTTCCAAGAAATCGACAAGCAGATGCAGGAAGAGGTTGAGGCTGGTCTGATTGTGTCTCCTGCTGAGATGCAACAGATGGAGAAAATGCAAATGGAAATGTCTCTGATGCCACCCGAACCTGAACAGGAAGAGGAGCAGGGATTAGATCCAAAAGATTACGAAAAAGGAAACATCTAAATAGTAATAGTATTAATTAACATTATGCCTTCCCAACCTTCTCTTGATATCGTTAATGCATTGTTTGCTGGTCAGAAAGATCTTTCTGATTATGTGAACACACAGATGCAAACACTCGCTCTCGATAAACTCGATGCTATGAAACAAGAGGTTGGCGCAGCAATGTTCGCAGCGCCCGAAGAGGGTCCTGAGAATACTGAGCAACCAGAAGACGCTGTACCCCCCGATCAAACCGAAGAGGAACCAACTGATGAAACTGATAACGGAGAAAATTGAAGACGCTAAGATCGTAATTACCGAAGGTAAGAACGGTAAGCGTAGCACCTGTATTGAAGGTGTATTTCTTCAAGCCGAAATCACCAATCGTAATGGTCGCATGTATCCCATGCGTACCATGGAACGTGAGGTTGAGAAGTATAACGAGTCTTTCGTAAAGACTGGTCGTGCTCTCGGTGAGTTGGGTCATCCTGACGGTCCTACTATCAACCTTGATCGTGCATCACATTTGATTACTTCTTTGAGAAAAGAGGGTAACAATTTTATTGGTAAGGCACGTTTGCTTGAAACCCCTATGGGTAAGATTGCAAAACAACTTCTAGATGAAGGCGTCAAACTGGGTGTTTCCTCACGCGGTCTGGGTTCTATCAAAGAAGAAAATGGTATCAAAATTGTTGGCGAAGACTTTATGCTCGCCACTGCTGCTGATATCGTAGCAGATCCTTCTGCTCCTGAGGCATTTGTCAATGGAATCATGGAAGGAAAAGAATGGGTTTGGGCAAATGGTTCAGTTTCTGAGTCCCATATCGACCAAATCAAAAAGAGAATTGACAATGCTGCGGCAAGTCAATTGGAAGAAAGAAAGATTTCCGCGTTTTCAGAATTTCTGAAAAATCTGTAATCATAAATAATTAGAGCAATCACTCAATTCGTAGCATTAAGGAGACCCCAATGTCTGACAAGATTGAAACAACACTAGATGAATCGAGCGTCACTGCTGGCGCTAAGGCAGCAGATCCTCAGGGCAAATTGTCCGATGAAGGTAGCGGTCTCGGCGGCGTACAGGATCTGGGAGGACCAACCCCTCAGAACTCGAAGCCTGATGACGAAAGTAACAAGTACAAAGTCATCGGTAAGAGTGCAACTGCACCTACCACAAAACCTTCTGATGCATCTGCATCCCAAGGCGGTTCCATTAAAAAGGAAGATGCTGAGGTAGAAGGTGAAGAAGTGATTGCTGAGGAAGAAGTAGTCGAAACAATGACTATCGATCTTTCCGCTGATGTTGCTGCTCTAACCGAAGGTGAAGACCTGAGTGAAGAGTTCAAGCAGAAAGCAGCAACCATCTTTGAAGCGGCAGTTGTTTCCCGCCTCAATGAAGAACTGAATCGTATCCATGGTGATTACGCTAAGGTTCTTGAAGAAGAAATTGAAACCGTCAAGTCTCAACTTGCCGAACAAGTAGACGAGTATCTGTCGTTTGCTGTCAGCAAGTGGGCTAAGGACAACACGCTCGCCATTGAGCACGGTATCAAAACCGAAATGGCAGAGAGTGTTCTGACTGGTCTCAAACAGGTTTTCGTCGAGAATTTCATTGATCTTCCCGATGAGAAAGTTGACTTGGTTGACGAAATGACCGAGCAACTTGATATTATGCAGACTAAACTCAACGAACAGATCGAAGAGAACGTTGACCTCTCGAAAGAGGTTGGCGGTTATATCAAGAATGGGATTGTGAGCGAACTGAGCGAAGGACTGTCACTTTCACAACGTGAAAAGTTGGCATCTCTTGCTGAGGGAGTTGAGTTTGATGATGAAGAATCCTTCCGTGGGAAGGTTACGACACTTCGTGAGTCGTATTTCTCTACCAAACCCGAAGTGACTACTGTCACCGAAGACGTTCAGGTTGAGAACGAGGTCGTAGGTGAGGCAATGTCCCACTACGTCCAAGCACTTTCCCGCTGGGCTAAGTGATTAAATAAGGATCCACACTAAAACCCTATTAAGTATTAAAGCAAATGTTCAATTCCGAATCTTTGCAGGAGAAGTGGGCACCCATTCTGGAACATTCTGAGATCTCTAACATCTCTGATAAGTACAGAAAGGCCGTCACCTCCATCCTGCTCGAAAACCAAGAGAAATTCCTCCGTGAGGAATCTGGAATGCTCAACGAAGCATCCCCAACGATGTCTGCTGGCACAGCAGGTTTCTCTGGTAGCAGCACCGCCACAGGTCCTGTTGCAGGTTTCGACCCTGTTCTGATCAGTCTGATCAGACGCTCCATGCCCAAGTTGATCGCCTATGATATCGCTGGCGTTCAACCGATGACTGGACCTACTGGTCTCATCTTTGCCATGCGTTCACGCTATGGCACCAACCGTACCGCTGGCGCTGAGTCCTTCTTTAACGAAGCGAACACAGAGTTCTCTGCTGAGAACGCAGCATCTGATCTCGGTCGTACCGCTCAAAGCGGCACCAACCCTGGTCTGCTGAACGACAGCGGCACCTACACCGTCTCTGACGGTATGCCGACTGCTGAGAGTGAGGCACTTGGCGATGCTTCTAGCAACGCCTTCGCAGAAATGAACTTCTCGATCGAGAAGGTCACTGTGACTGCCAAGTCACGCGCTCTGAAAGCAGAGTATTCGCTCGAACTCGCCCAAGACCTGAAAGCAGTTCATGGTCTTGATGCTGAATCTGAGCTTGCCAACATCCTCTCAACAGAGGTTCTTGCCGAGATCAACCGCGAGGTGGTACGTACCGTCTATCGCATTGCTCGCCCTGGCGCTCAGAACAACACAGCAACTGCTGGCGTATTTGACCTTGACGTTGATTCCAACGGTCGCTGGTCAGTTGAGAAGTTCAAAGGACTTCTCTTCCAAATCGAACGCGATATGAACGCGATTGGTCACGAGACTCGTCGTGGAAAGGGTAACATCCTCATCTGTTCTGCTGACGTTGCTTCGGCACTGTCCATGGCAGGTGTTCTGGATTACACCCCTGCTCTGTCTGGTAACAGCAACTTGCTTCCAGACGACAACAGCAGCACACTGGCAGGCACCCTGAACGGTCGCATCAAGGTCTATGTTGACCCTTATTCCGCTAACGTAAGTGATCGTCACTTCTACGTTGCTGGTTATAAAGGTTCTAGCGCCTATGATGCTGGACTCTTCTACTGCCCATATGTGCCCCTGCAAATGGTTCGCGCCGTTGGTCAGGACACATTCCAGCCCAAGATCGGCTTCAAGACCCGCTACGGCATGGTCGCTAACCCATTCGCAGAAGGAACAACACAGGGGAGTGGTGCTCTTACTGCAAATGCTAACCGCTACTACCGTCGTGTGCTGGTTGACAACCTCATGTGATCCATTAGGTTACACACAACACTCAGGACCCCATTGGGGTCCTTTTTTAATGCCTAGTCATATTTGCTGATTCCCTCACGAGAAGGGCGTTTGGGGTTGGCACTTATGTTAAATAGAATTATACTGAACTTGACTCCCATGCCAAGGTCCACCATGTTGAAGACCGATCTGCTTGCCAGATTATACAAAGAGAAAACCAAATTATACGAAGGTGAGTATGAGGGGGAACAAACTGAGGAATGGCATCACGGTGCCCACTTCGCGTATAGTAGACTATTGGATATCATTAGTGAGTATCGACAATGAAAGACCTTGACTTTATCGATGACCTGTTGACCATGCCCGAAGAACCTTCAAAATCTAAAAACATCACTGATGCTGATGCCAAGGACTGGGAAGACTTCTGGAATGGCGAAGAAGAATAACCCATAACCCCTTTAATGTGATGCTATTTGGAACCACGGCTGCACAACAACTGTTAACTTTCGGTTGTACCCTTGTTATAGCAACAGTATACATTGTAGTAATTACATGTAAGGACCATTGAATTGAGTATGTTCCTATAAATAATTAAAACAGGAACATACTCATGGCATCATACGGAGGCACGGACCAGACAGCACTCTGGTCTAAGCAATTAGATAACAGGAACTTCCTGTCGCCAATTGGATTTAAGATGCTACTGGAACAGTTTCCAAAGGTAGTTTACTTTGCACAATCCGCTAATATTCCTGGTATCGGTTTGAATACCATCGAGCAACCTACGATGTTGGGACGTGTGATCCCGTGGGAAGCACATGGTCTGAACTATGAACCATTCAACTTGACGTTCCTAGTTGATGAGGATCTAGAAAACTATCTCATCCTACACAACTGGATGCGATCGATTGCAGGTGGCGATGCATTTAGTGAGCGTGCTACTTACATGGATGATTACAATGTAACTTGTGATGCGTCACTAGCGATCATGAATAGTAATATGAGAACTAACTTCTTTGTCAACTTCAAAGATATATTCCCTGTCTCATTGAATGCATTAGAATTCAATGCTACAATTGATGGTACAGAGTATGCCACAGCAACTGCTGAGT